CAAACTAAAAAATAATTTGCAATAAAACAACTTATAGAACTTTGAACTGCTTGAAATCAGTTGTTTTAGGTGCTTCATTTAGGAAGTAGTACACCTCTTTTTTGTTTCCAAACTTAATTGTCTTGTAAAAAGCAGTTGGAATAGTTGCACCAGTAGGCAACTTAGTAGCCTTTGGTCCGTAAATTACTCTTATCTCTACTTCTACTTTACCTTGTTTAGCTAACTCCCTTTCATAAGCCTCTAGTAATCTCCAAGCACCTCTATTAAGTTTCTCGTGTTGGAGAATACAGTTTAAGTAAGAAAATGTCTGCCAAAGAGTTTCTCTGGTACAATTAAAGTCCGCTGCTGGTGCGCAGTGTCCTTTGTCCCATACGTTATTCTCGTAGTCTTTGTGGTCAGAAGTTTTAATACTGTCTACTATATAGAAGTCCATTCCCTTTCGTGGATAACTTCCAGTAGGGCATTGTACTGTGTACCATACTCTTTTAGGTTGTTGAAGTACCTCTGAGTATACACAAGAGTAGATTGGAGTTTTGATTAAAATACTATCCCTTTGTGCACTCAACGGTGCAACTACTAACAGGAATAAAGGTAAGATAAAGTTTTTCATTAAAATATAAATCCTAGTACGGCCAGAATGGTCATGCCTATAAATCCGTAACGGTAAATCTTAAGTTCAGATTCTTTTATAACCAAGTCACGATTCAGCTTAGTCACCTCTTCTTTAGACTTCTTAATTACACTCTCATAGTTAGGAACTATAGAGTCTTTATAGATACCTAACTGAAGACTGTCTACTCTGATGATCTCTTTTAAAACAACTACTCTTTCTCTGGCTTTGATACCTTTAAGAAATTCGTTATTCAACTCCTTTAGCGGTAAGCTGTCTAGAGATTGTGAGTAAGAGTTTTGTGCCATCAATGTCAGGCATAGTATCAATAGCCACTTGTATCGTATCATATTTAAGATTGATTTGTTCATAGAGTCTGTACTGGTCGTGTTTAACTGTGCTTAAAGAATCTAGTTTGTTAAACATAAGTTCATTACGTTTATTCATAGAATCTAGATAAGCCATAAATTTGTCTTCGTCGTGGCTTACAGGAAACATATATCGTTCCCATAACAAATAGCTCACTACTAGCAGTAGTATGCCGATTACGGCTGTGGTCAGTTTATTCATTTACTTTGTGTTGGTCTATTTTACTTAGAATTATCTGAAGTAATTCATTTTTTATAAGTCCTGCCCTAGCTGCGTTCTTCAATGCACTGATAAGCTGGAATAGGATAAAAGGTGCGCAGACTGTTTCACTCAGCCAGAAAGTACCTTCAAAGCCTTTCTCAATCATTAAAATACCTGTAAGCATAAATACCCACACCATTAAAGTTTTAAGCACGCTAAGGGCTTTGTATGTTCTAAAACCTTCTAATTTAGTACCTGCCCACACTCCAAAGAATCCATCAATGAAAACTACAGCAACTACCGCTAAGTATTGTTCTGCATTATCGGCCCCTAAATTAAAGAAGTAAGTGCCTAAGAAAGCAGAGAACATAGTAGCTGTATATAATACTGTAGTACTTTTCATTATCCTAGATTACAAAAAGGTGATTCAGGGTTAAACTGACAAAATCTACTCTTATACAAATCTTCGCAACCAGCAAATGTATGCACACCTACTGGATTAGGAAACACTTCATACTGATTAAAGCTTGCGGGAATTTCTTTGTGCCACATGATGTCCACTGCATAGTTTGGATCTAAACTTACGCAGTTGCCTTCTTCGTCGGTTTCAAGACAAATATTACCTACTTCAACGACTGCACAATTTGTATAAATATCTTCAGATTGAATTAACGTCTTTAAGTTATTCCAAGTGTTTTGATCAGGTATTGAATATTTAGCAAATATCATGATTAGGTTGTTAATGTAATACAATCTTCATCGCTTAAAGGAGATGGGTATAAAGCCATTGCCTGGATAAATAAAGGTACGTCTGCCCCAGAAACGTTTAAAAATTGCATATTAGTTATTGAAAATGCAGTTGCGGTTACTTCCTTTACTCCATTAACAAAAACATCAGCGGTTGTGCCATTCCAAATAATTGCAACTTTTAAGATATTGCTTGTAGTAGTAAATAGTACTGTACCTGTGCCTGAAATTCTTTTTAAAATTGACAATCTTGTTAATGAATCTGCAGTATTATTTCTAAATTCAAGACCACTTGAACCTGCTCCACTTGTTGATGAAGTTGATATAAATAATGGGAATGTTCCAGAATCTCTTACATATGGAATGTTATTTAGTAATTCTATATACCAAGTACCTCCACTTGCAGAAATTAATCCATTTGTTCTAATGTTATTTAAACTAAGTGTATCAGTAATTCTTGTTGTGGCTCCTTCAGCTGTAGAAATATAACTAGTTGCATATCTACCTTGTTCTATTTGAGAACAACTTATTACTACTGTACCTGTTTGATTACCTCCACTTGCCCCGATGCCAACTCTCATAGCAACACTGCCTCCTGTAGTAGTTGTTGTTAATACAGCGCTTATTCGTCCAGCCTCTGCGCCCATAAATGGACTTCCTACTTGGACTCCATTTCGATAATAAGTCATGGTTGAACCTGCAGGCTGACCAGCAACTGCTAGTATTTGAGCATACTGAATAATTCCAATTATATTTTCAAGTTCTATCGAGAAAACATAACTTGAATTTGTAGCAATTGTAATGGAAGAACTTTGAAAAAACGTTTCTTGTGAGTTAGCTGTTAGTTCATAAGCAACCCCAATATTTGTTTTTGTAGATGGAACTGGTACTCGTGGTCCTGGATTAACTGCATTAGCTAACCAACTTGTCGGAGTAGGACCTCCTCCACTAAATACACTATTTACTATTAAGTTAGTTCTTTGTGGCTCAAACAAAAAAGCAGGACAACTATCTTGTGAATAGTCTAGTCGCTGTATGTTATTTGAAACTTGAGTAGTTAAATTACTACTGTTGACTCTTGTAGCGTTAGTTTCTCTCGAAAAAATTAAATCACCACTACCATTAGTAGGGATTTGAGAGTAAACCTTACCTGCTTTGTACCCACTTGGTATTACTAATAAGGAAGCAGCTTGCAATAACGGACTCGCGGAACTAACACATCCGCCAGCTTCCGTAGTACCGCCATCAGTAGATACACGAAGGGCATAATTAGAGAAAAATCCCCCTTGTTGTGCAAACTTCTGCCTATGTATTCCTATACCAATTCCAGGATACATTACTTATACGCAATTATGCTACCGCTAGAGATAGCAAATCCTGTAATAATTCCGCCACCTGAAAGGTATGCACCTTGTTTGAAAGTTACTCCTGACATACCACGAAGAGTAAGTTGCTCTACTCCGTTTACTTTAAATGAAGTAAACACTGTGTCTTCTTGAGGAATAACTGCAGTAAATACGGTGTCGTTAACTGCTCCTGTTGAGTAACGTACAAAGCCTCCAGCCCCTGCTGTAAGACCAGTACTTGCGGCAATCTGTCTTAGTCTTCTAGATTGCTCGTCTAATTTTTGAGAAATGTCCCATGCCATAATTGTATACGTTTAAGTTAATAAACCAGTCTTACGACTCGCTCATACAAATATAATTTAAAATAAAATAAAAACAATAGATTACTTCCTATCAGCAGCTTGGTAGTCTGTATAGTTTTGTTGTAATATCTCTTGTCTTTCTTTATCTGCTTCTATTTCTTTTTCAAGACGATCAATTTTTTCATAAAGAAGAGCCTTGGTATCTGGATCTTCAATAATGTTTATTTCTTCTTTGATTGCTTTTATCTCAAGTTTGTTAGAACGCTGTCCTCTTTTAGCCTGTCTTAATTCTTTTTCGTAAGACTCAGTAAAGTACTTAGGATTTAAGTAATCATACTTACGGTACATAAACTCTTGGTTTCCTGTTACGTAGTTTACTGATTTATCTAACGCAAATAGTTTAAGAGTACGAGCTAATACGTCAGGCATACCTTGTAAGAAAGGATCTGGCTTATAACGATTAGGGTTCATTACCTTACCGTTCTTACTTAAAGGTACATACTCATCGAACATTCCCAAATCTCCCATCGGAGAATACTCTATCATTGCTCTGGTAATATCTTGAGTTACGCGGAAAGGTTCTGTGAAGTATTTCTTAAAGTAATAAGTAGCAAAGTTGTCCCCGCTTACCTTATTCTCGATACGCGCATAACCAATAGCCGCTGGACCAAAGATAGGGTGGAGAGTATTTAATTCGTCCTCTAAGTAAAGAAGGTTGTACAATGCTAAATAAGCCATTGCATTATCTACATCATCATCGTCATCTGAGTAAACAGCTTGACTGACAAGGTAACTAAGACCCATAATCACCGACATACCCATAGTATCAAGAAGAACACCTTTAAGGTTTTCTTTCTCGTTATTACTTAAGAGGTCTGAAGTAGCAGAATAACTCATGAGCTGCCAGAACTTGCCTTTGTACCCTACTACGTTCCACATAGTTCTGTACATACCTTCAAATTCCATACCTGCTCTGATGGACATTCTGCGTGAACCAAATCTACTCAACCACTGATACCCAAACCAGTTACGCATCATCATTATAAAACGACCAATAGCGTAACGTTGATATTCAGCCTTGTCCATAGCACCATAAGCACCGTGAATCAAACTGTTGATTAAGTTTAATCTACCTTTAAAGTAACTTTCCTGATTAGAGAATCCTGCTAAATCTTTGATGTCTGCACGGGGAACTAGTAGTCCACTATTGGTTTCGTATGCGTCCATTATAGGCACAAACTGTCCGTTGTTTAGCTCGATTAAGTGCTGCTTAGACAAAGCCTCAGCTACACCAACCCGCATCTCAAATTCTAAAGCCTGTCTAGTAAAGCCGTACATCTTAAATAAGTTGTAGTTATCGGTCTTATCTAGACTAGTGCGGTACATATTTTTGCCGACTTCATTCAAGTGATCGTCTGGCATAATATTAAAGTATCTTACCTTCTGAATATAAGGAGTTGATACACCATCTTCTATACTTGCTCTGTAAAAATCTTTTAGGTGAGTTGCTGCAACTCCTTTACCTACTGCAATGTCTTTTTGGTTTAATCCGAAACGACCTGCTTGGGTGTATATGTTGTAACTACCTGCCAAGAAGTTCTTAATAGCTGAAGGTAAGTTAACAGAAAGAGTTGCTTTAGCGGTTAGTCCTACAATAGCTTTATCACTTACGTATCCTATAGCATTTAAGATAGGGTTTCCTGTAAGAGATACGCGGGATTTACCGTTGATCTTACGTTCAATTAAGTTGTTAACTACGTTGGCCGTAGTAGTTCCGCCTAGATTCTTATTGACTAAATCTCTTGTACCAAAAATGTAAGCCATATTTGAATACAAGTTTTTGAATCGTAAAGCATCCGCTCCATATTGAGTGATTGACTCAAAGAAGTTAATGCTCATCTTTTCTGGCTCAATAGGACTCACATATTTTAAATGGATTCTATCGCTGTACTTATTAAGTTCAGATTTGTTCCCACTTAGTTTATCTAAAAGACTTACGTTATCTGTAGGGTCTTCCTGATCTTTACCTGTAGCTCTATCCCATAAGTTAGAAGCAACCCCTTTGATTTGGTCTTTAAGATTACCTACTCTTCCATTAAGACTTTCAAGTCCAGTCTTCATGTAAGCAGGGAGTTCAGTTCCTAACTTAAGTTTTACAGGCAAGCCGTCTTCAAGTTGTCCTAATTGAGCAACTACTTCCCCAATAATTTGGCGTTCAGTAGCATCTAACTTGGAGTAATCGTTGTTTCTAAAACTACTTGTACGCTTCAAAGGAACTCGCTTACTGTATCTAAAGTTTCTTACAGCCTTGTTGATGTAAAGTGGTTGTCCTGTGTTGAGATCTACTGTATCATTTACTTCGATGGTAGTCCAACGGAAAGAAGGTTCTTCCTCAGAGATAAACGCAGGATTAGTAGGTAAGGTAACTCTCCAATGAAATAAAGGATTACCTTCTCCAGTCGCTTTGAAGTCTCTGTGGTTTTGTTTGTACCACTCAGACTTGTAGTAAGTTTGAAGAATCTTTCTGTTTATCTGAGCATTAGTCATGTTAGCAGCTTTGTCTCCTAACTCAGCAATAGCAGCTGTACGTGCCTTTGCCTGCTCAATTTTAACTATTCTTTTGTAGTCTTCGGTGCTAGTTCTTTCCTGGATTTCTCCAAGCTGGTTAAACAAAGCTATCAAGTTGTCCTTGTCTTCTTTAGACATACGAACACCACGGGTCATCTCGTCGCGGATAGCGTCAATTCTATTCTCGATGTCTTTTACACGAGTAGAGACACTAACTCTAATAAGTTCTCCGTCTTCAGTCAAGTATTCAACCAACTCTGTAGGAACTTTAGAACCTTCGTACTCACCGTCTCTATTTTTATATGCCTTTAAAAGAGTAAATAGTTCACGATATAAGTCACCTATGGCCTCTTTACTGTCCATATCAGTTCTATACTTAGAGTGGATGTTCTCTATCCCTTCTAGGATAAAGTTACGCTGTTCATAGAACTCTGGCTTAATCTTCTTTACTACGTTGTTTCTTTTAAATTTCTGTAAATCATTCTCAGCTACTTTTAATTGCGCTTTAGCAAGTTCAATTCTATCTGAACTGGTAGTTTGTAGTCTCTGAGATATTTCTGTGTCTAGGTCAGGGAATGTCTGCGGGTCAGGTATACCTAGTAAGTTAGCTAATGCTAATTTGTATTCAGTAACCTTTGCTTTCTTACTGTCAAAGAAGTCATTGAAGATAGCACGACTCTCATCTGTTATTCTGTAAGTGTACAACTCAGCATTTTGCCTAGCCTGTTTCCACTCCTGTATGTTGTAAGCAATCTCTTGTTGCTCAGGAGTCTTACCAAAAGGATTTTCTAATTCATCTAACTGAATCTTTAAGTCCTCTAGGCGATCTAGATCTTCGTCTGTCTGGTCTCCTTGAGTTGCGTTAATTTGTATCTTACGCATCTCATCAATAATATTCTGACGTGCCTTACGGGCAGGTTCAGAAAGAAGTCCTTGTATACGATGATACTCATCAGTATATAAACTTTCTAAATGCTCGTCCTCAAATGCAGCTAGCTCATCTATGCGACGTTCTAATTCTAGCATGTCTGCCTCGTCTTTGTTAGGCTTGTTATCTAGTTTAGTAATTTCGTACTTAAGTTCTGCATGTCGATTCAAGTATCCAACCTCATCCATCTCAGTCTGGAACACATAAGTTTGACGGTCAGATAATTCTAACACTCCGCCTACGTTTTTTATTTCCTTAACTGTAACTTTTCTAACATATTTACCAAATACATCAGCAAAGTTTAAAGATGTAACAGCAACCTTCCCCTGTGCTTGTAAGTGATTCTGCAGTCTAGTAGCAAGGTCTTTCATAGTTCTCTCAAGAACTAATGCTTCTTCTCCTGACTTCGAGTAAAGGTCATCTACAAATCCAGCCAAAGTACCAGTAACTAAGTTACCACTCAAGGCGGCTGATTCTATAAATGCACCTAACTTAGATCCTAGAGTATTAGACCCTAAGTCTCCATTAATAAGTACACCTTTAAGGGCTTGTGTTAGATTCTCTTTAGTAGCTAGATTTTTAAGTCTATCGACCTCAGCGTTTAATAGTTTTTGAGTTGCTGTAGCCTTTTTAGTATTGCCAGCACGCTCTGCTGTTTCTTTAATCTTTGTAAGCCTTTCAATCTCAGCAGTAATTTCTTTCTTTAACTGTTCAGTCTGAGGCCAAAAATATTCTGCAAACTTAGAAGCAATTGCTGGAGCAGCAATGTTATCAAACCCTAAAGTCAATTCACGAGCAACTGCTTCAATGTTAAGAATAGTTCTACCCATAGGACTTGTACTACTAGGATTATCCATTAAGCTTTTGAAGTCTGCAATGTAATCTAAATACTGTTGTCCAATAAGTTTAGCGTGGTATGCTCTAGAAAATAACTCATGCTCGGGTAAGGCTTGGTCTTTTTCTAAGTCTTTAATACTGGTGGTTAAGTTTTTTAAGAAGCTGTGGGTCTCAGTCAAGTGAGTCATTACTCCTTTAAAAGAGGTTTTGAGATCACTTCTGATAATAGCGTTTACTTCAAGGTTCTCTAATGCTTCCTGCGATATGTTTAATCGTTGGGTTTGAATACCTGTAGCATTAGCGTGTTTGTAAATAGAGTCCCAATTAAGCTTAGGATTATTTAAAAGACTATCTAAAGCTGCATAGAACTGGTCAAGTGACTGTTGACCAGGTAAGCTCATACTCTTTAAAAAGTCATCGTAAACTTTATCTGTAACTTCGTAGTTAAAGGCATCTTCAGAAGTGTAGACTTCAGTAGTGTTTATACCTGTGTTAAGAATGTTATTGAATAAGTGGGCTGAAAGTTTGTTGAGATAGTCAACATCTGTACGATTGGTATTTGCTAAGAAACCGCCAAAGATTTTCTTAAAGAAATTTAAAACGGATTGAAACACAGAACCATAAACAGGAGGCGCTTCTTGTTCTAAAATAGCACGGAACTCTGGGTTACTAAAAAACTCAGACAAGAACTCATGCTCATTGGTTAGTCCGTAGAATTGACCTACATAAGCTGCATTAGGATATTTACTCTTATAGTAGTCGTAGATTCTCTTTATTTCAGAAGCAAATACTTTTTCAGCCTGGGTCTGAGGATTCTTTAACGTAGAGGAGAAAAGAGCATGTGTAAGTTCGTGCAGAAATAGTTGCCTAAATTGGGGAGCATCTATATCAGAAAGAGGCCCTACATAAAACGTAATGGTATTTGTCTTAGAGTCGTAGCGGGCAGGAACGATATTCTCAGGATTAAACTCAGAAGTCATCAAGTCCTTTGTAAAGTTTACAGAGATTTCTGGAAACTGTGGAAGAACAGCCAGCATTGAGTTGAGAATGTCTTTCTCAAACTGAGAAGTGCTAGGATCATTTACGATATTCTTCAGCATATTTACTACTGAAGGATTCACTACGTCTACATAAGTTCCTACTTGACTTAAGGCATTGGGCATACCTACTTGCTCGTAGTAGTTTTCTAACTGACTGTAGATAAAAGTATTGGTTGCGTCATTACTTTTCTCTGATATTTCTGTAGGAAATACTCTGTAAATTCTATCTGAAGGTTTATCCTCAGGATTAATAGTTTCTACCTCTAAAGATATGCCGTAATCTTGTGCGTCTTTAACAATATCCTTAACTTGAATTAAATTTAAGTCTGAACCTATGTTTAGATTTTTAGAATCATAGAACCTTTGTACGTTTTCAATCTCGTCAAGAACAGCAGGAGCAACTTGCATCTCGAAGTTGTCTATAAAATCACCGATACGTGGCTCTAAGAAATCACTAGTCGCCCTAGTGTTAGAACCCCAGTGTTTAGTGCCATCTGAAGTTATTGTCGAGTAAGCAGAGTCAAGTAATTCAGTAACAGTATCTACACTAACACCCTGTTTGTTTAGCATATAGCCAATCAAAGACGGGTGTCTTCTACCAGTCATAGGGTTGTTAAAATCAATTATACAAAATTTAGGCATTGTTTTCTAGTTATACAAATATAATTCAAGACTTAGCATTTAGATTCAAAATCTACATCAGGAAATTTCCCTTTAAATACCTGCCTTAAGTTATTCGCAACTACGTTAATTTGTTTTTCACTTAATTCTGGATATAGTCTCTGTAAATTTTCAGTTGTTACTTCGGGATAGGTTATAAGAACTCTTTGTTGTCCTACGGGAATTTCTACTGCAGGAACTTCCTCTGTGTTTAAATTAGGAGGGGTAGGAGAAACTTCTTCACCTTCTATAGATTTAGGAGGCTTAGGACCAGTTGACTTAGCTTTAGGTTTAGTTGAGTTAAGGTTAACTCCTTTAGCTGTAAACTCTCCTAAGTTATCAAAGTCAACACCGTCTCCTTCAGAGAATGGGCTTCTATCTTCCTTTAAGGTAGTAGTCTCATCTGCACTAGTTTCTTCAGTTGTTAAAGTTTGTCCTTGCTCCTCAGCCTCTAACATAGCAGCAAACATCTCATCGTACACATCGTCATATGCGTTAGAGATAGCTTCTATGTATCCACCCATTGAAGTAGGTGTGCTTCTTAAAAACTCTGCTCCTTGGAAATAAGTAGATTTACGCAGAAACTCTGAGCCGCCTTTCTTATAAACCTCAGCAAACAAAGATAAATTTTGCTTGAAACGTTCTCCAAGAATTTGTCTAAGAAGTGTTACTTGTCCTAGTTGGGCATTATTATCCTCAGCAATTGTAAAAACACCAGCAAAAGATTTAAATACTTCTTCTGCTGTTTTAAATTCTTTACCTCTAAAGGTAACAGGATGTTTTTCTGAAGCTAAAGAAAGAGCTAGTCCTAGACCATTCTTCAAACTAGAAGAGATACGAATACCTTTATCTACTGCTAAGTTAACGTAGTCAGGAAAAAACTTCCAGGTATTAAGTGACTTCTTACGTGGCGAGTAAGCATTACGAGCATAAATCTTCTGAACCGATTGAATAAACTCAAGAAGTTTAATCATAGACTCTCTCAATTCTTCGTTGCCTTCTTTTCTCTGTGCCTTTGCTTCTTTACTGAACAATAGATCTTTTACCCTACGTAACTCAAAAGAGGCACGAGCGGCACTCTCTAATGCTTCAACGGGAAGATAAGGGTGTATACTTCTAAACTTAATAGAGAAACCTTGTCCTACGATTGTAGCATTGGCCACATCATCAAAGAACTTACGAACCCTAGCGTTTATCTCTGGAGTTGACTTATCATAGTTCAATCCGTCAGAGAAAGCCTGTTGCATCGCATTGGTATAGACTACATCCTTCTCGTTAGTAAGAGTAGCTATGTAAAATTTCTTAGTTCCTTCTACGTCTTTCTTACGGAAGTTCCTTAAGAATAAATTTTTACGCATAAAGTTCTTAAGATTTGCATCTGCAATCTGAGAACCTTTAGTAAACAAAGCAATGTACTCACTAAATAAGTTTCCAGTAGCGCCTTTAGTCAAGAATGTAGACTTAGGTCCGTACTTACTGTAGAAATCTTGGCCGTCGAGTTCAGAGTATTTCTGAATAAGAGCATGTACCACAGCATTGTTTAAGTTGTTTACTTCAGAAACACGCTGATCTCCTGTCCAGAATTTACCATTGTCTTCTATAAAGTTATTGAGTATGGCCTGATACTCTCTACTAGCCATTACATCAAAGATTTGCTCACTTATAGAAATTGCTTGGTTACTTATATTGAACGGAGATAGTACACTATTGTTTAAAATCTTATCTACAGCTTCCTGGTTAAAGTTCTCAGCTACCTCTTTCAAGTTATCTAACTGATAGAAGTCGTTGATGTTTCTATAACTTGCTGTGTTAAAGTCAACAATACTTGTTAGGTCAAGTAAGTTTTGATTCATCTCGGAAGCTACATAGTATTGGCTCAAGAACACTAACTGCGCAGCAATGTCAGACGAGTTACTGTCCAGCATATCGTTGTATGCTGCTCGACTGTTTTCAACTGATGGTCTATAGTTTGCTTCAGATAGATTGTTTAGATGTTTGGCAAATAAATCATCCTGCAACATGTTAGCAATAGTAGGACCGATTTGAGGAATCCCTAATTCATTTCTTACAATAAACTTATTTAAGTTTAACTTACGAAGTCCAGCTTCTAAGTAAGACATAACGTTTGCTCTTTTAGCTGAAAGAAGTTCGGAAGTCTGACTTATCTTACTGTTCTTTAAGAAGTGCTGAACAATAGGTTGGTTAGCAATTAACACTGCATCCCTAATAGGAGTTCCACTAAGAACCATTTGTAGGATTACGCTGGTTCTATTCTTGTCTGCGTTAAAGTAGTTAATCCACTCTTCTTTCTCGATGTCTACGTGTCCGTTAATAAACTCGTTAATAATATCTGAGATTAAGTGCTCACCGTTTGCATCGTAAAGACCTCCTAGGATAATGTTACCCTCGTTATCTTTATTGGACTTTAAGAAATAAAGATTAGATAAAGATGCGGTATACTTCAATCCTACCTGTTGGAACAGCTTATGCAAGGCATTTGTCTTTGCATCAATACCAAGGGCTTTCTTACCAGTAGCGTTCTCTCTGAATATCTTAATAGAAGTTCTAGGCGAGAAAATAGAAGTAGATGTAATCTTATCTTCTTTAGATCGGTACTTATCTCTGTACTCTTCTGCTAATCCTCTTAGAATAGGAGAATCGTTAGGAGTCAAGAACGCGGGCATTACTGCTGGCTCAGAAAGAACTTCACTTATGTTACTAATTAAATCATTTGAAGCACCTGCTTTGATACTTGCAGGAGAGTAATCTTTAAGCTGAAGTAGGAGATTTTTAGCACTCTTAATCTTTTTAAGTAACGCAGTAATCTCAGGATCACCTTTTTGTGTCTCCAAGAAAGTTTCTAGTGAGGTAGCCTGGAGAGCAATCTTTTCAAATAACTCACCTTCTTTTTGTTCGTTAAGTTCTTTCTTGCTATTCTTTAGAGGACGGATAATCGCCCCGTTACTTGCAATAAGACCCTCATAAGTTTTAGACTCTGAAGACTCTGCTGTATTAGTTAAAATAAACTGCTGTCTTTTGTTTTCTAAGAGGCTATTTAATTCAGACAATTCACTGATAGTCTGTTTCTTTAACTTAACAAAATCGTAAACCGCTTTAGGATTATCAATAAAAGTAGACTTTCTTCTAATAAGATTAGCATCGTCATCCAACTGTGGCTCGAACATAAATAATTTATCTATGTCAAAGTCAGATCCTGATTTAGTTACAAGTGATGGCGGAACAATCATGACAGGACCTACTACCTCTGGAAGAAACTCCTTCACGCGGAAGTGTTCCATAGAGTTAAGACCCTGTACAGGAATACGAACACCTACAATAGTAAGTCTGTCAGAGTTCTGCTGTACCCACTCATCATCTAACAAGGCTTGATTTAATCTGTTTACAGTTAAAATTTCCTCACCTTTATACTGAAGTTTAAGTAAAGGTGCGTGCTTTTTAGGGTTGAACCCTACCTTGACTTCGGCAGGTTGATGTTTGCCATTTACAATCCTACCGTAGTCTCTTAGTCCACTGTTACCGTATTTAGCAACTTGTGACTTACTAGGTTTAGTGTAGCGAGTATTAAGGTTGTTATATCCTAAAGAAGAAACCTGGATAAGCGCCTCACCAAACATCTTTGGTCTGATTACTCTCTTACTTAAAGCTGAAGATAGTATGCTCTCAAACAATGCACGCTGAGGAGCAACGTCTAATGAGAATTTAAATCTATTGTTCTCTACTTGTAAATAGTTGTATACAGATTGTGGCACATCTTTCTTGTCGAACTCTTTATGTACCCAGTCTGCAAACTTCTGTACATCAATAGACGTAACTGCGTCACCTTCAAGAGTGGCTCCAATAGCTGAGTAGATCTTTGCTTTTTCAGTTTCTACAATTACTTGTAGGTTATTGATAAAGGCTGCTTGTAGATTGTTTATTTTATCTTCTAAGCCAGGCACAACTGCATACTGAGAAGAGAACTTACCGTCTACATAGAAGTTAGAAAAGATTAACTTAACTAACTGAGTAGAAAGCGTAGCTTCATTCTTGAACTTAGGAGCAATGTACTGCTGTCTTCTAAGTCCCTGCATCGGGAAGTTAACTATGTTTGCTTCTGGAATCTTGTTAATTACTTGACGTTCCTCTGCCCCTTGTCCTTCTTGAGTGTAGAAATCAATACTTTCTACAGGAAGCGACATCTTATTACCTGAGTCAAACGTAGCAAAGTCCACACCTTTCTCCAACATATCTGACATCAAAGACTCTAAGTCTTTGTCAAACAAAGCTGAAGGAATAAGAGGAGCAACTGAATACTTACCTAAAGTAATGTATTTAGGATCGTTAGTGGGAGAACCCCAGTAACCTAATTTCAAAGAAACTAGTATGCCCACATTAGCATTAGCTATTAAATCCTCAACCTCACTACGTAGTTCTTGAGTTGGGTTTTTTCTATACTCTTGTATCTTAGCTGCTACCTTTAATTCGTGTTGGTATGCTTTCTCCTGCTTAGGAAACCACTCACCGATACTGTTTAGGTAGAATCGTACAAAGTCTAGATTAGCATAAGCTTGACCATCCGCTTCTTTTGATTGTCCCTCTGCTCCATCAATAGTTTTTTGGAACAACTCCTCTGCTTTAGCTCGGTAAGCCTCGATAGGAAGTTTCTTTGTATCAGTAGAGCGTAACCACTCAGCGTAGTTATTTACAAGATCCTCGCGATAAATATCGTGTTGGTCTTGTGTGAATGAAGGAACGTCCTTAAACTGAACGTAATTAAAAGTTCCATCATATTCTCTTGGTTCTTGTTTCTTAGGTTGCTTATAAAGTTTCTCTAATCCTCTACCTAACACTCCGTTAGTTGAGTTGTTCCAAGAACGTAAAAGCTGTTGAGAAATAATAGGCTGCTTACCTGGAGAGATAGAAGCACCTAGACGCTTAAACAATTCACGCCAATTACCTCCTTTAATTTGGAAGTTAGAAGGGTCTCCTACAAATAAATGAAGAAACTCTATCTGTTGTGTATAGTAGTGTGTAACATAATCAGCAAGGACAACTTCTAATGGTTGTTCTTGTTTGTATATTTCTTTAAATACTTCAGCGAGAGACTTTCCTTTTTTACCTTTGGCTTCTACATTACCTTGGTTAAGGGCTTCTGCTAAGTCTTGTTTGAAGGCGTTTATTTCATTATTAAAGTAATCAGTTATGCGCACATTCATCTCAGCCCCACTAATTGTCTTAAGCACACTCTCTACTGTAGCTTCTTTGCCTTCAGTAGAGTTTTTAATCATTGCCTTTAAACTCTCTACTCTATCTCCTAAGATGTCTTTAAGAATGATTAAGTCAAACCCACGTTTTTCTTTAGCAGTAGATTCAGCTCTGTCATCATACATCCTACTTAGTTCATAACGTAAGTAGTTTTTAAATGTAGTAATTACCTGAGGGTCTAGTATTATTCTACCAGTCTCTTCGTTATAGGCGAACTTACTACGATCAAAAAACAATCTGTCTGCTCTTGAACCATTTGTTCTAAGACCAAGACTTGTTGATTTAGCACCGTAACGTAGGTTCTCTACAATACCGTCTTTGATAAAAGCTGTTAGATCCTGAATCAACTTATCATCAGGGTCAAGGTTAATTGTTTTCTTTCCTTCTGGTTTAGTTGAGTATCCAGAGATATTAACTAATTCAAATAGTACATTGTCTCCATCCCTGTTAGAGATGCGACTACCTGTCTCTGTGTCAAATGCTCTGTTAATTAATCTAGAGTTAGCGACAAAATCACTAGTAGACAAATGCCCAGTAAGGTCCGCTAAACTAGTAGCTTGGTTTAAACCTGCGGCTTGTGTTACTACATGCTGCCACTCACGAATAGACCACTCTAAGTTGTTCTCATCATTTAAATAAGAAGCTGACTTAACTACCTTGTTGTAGTGGTTTTCGATAGAACGGAAAAGAATCTGTCTTTCGTTTCTTAGATTATTATTACCTTTAATTAATGAGTTATAAAGATCTAAGATTTCTTGCAGTGCTTGTTTGTGTTCTTCTTTGGTAGTCTTTTCAATTACTTTATTTAATCCTTCTATTTCTTTTACTAGAGATGCTTTTACGTCTTCAATAAAAGTTTTTGCAGGAGTCTCAATCCTAGCAGGAATTAAGTCTTTCATTGACTTACCTATTCCTTTAGGAAGGTTGTTTATAAGGTGGTATAGTTTTACCTTGTTATAAGTAGCAATAGAAACTTTGTTAAGCGCGTTTCTTTCTGCTTTGGTGTAACGACTATTGCTTAGTTTTATGTTTCCTTTAGCATCAAATAAGTATTGCGGATCAATGCCCTGGTATAAGTCCACACCAAAAGCAGAATCCATAAACTCAAAAAGAAGACTGTCTGAACTCTCAGGAGTAATTTTGTATTCATCAAGTAAAGAAGCGGTAGAGAATGTAGCAAACTCTAATCCACTAATTGATTTGTTTACAAATTGTCTTTGTCTACTAGTAGCTTGGTCAGCCTCTGATTTAAAATCACTAACTGCTGATTTCTGAAACTCATCATCCAAGTACTCTAACAAAGCATCTTGGGTAAGAGTGCTTATGTAGAAAGTATTAAAGGTTATGTTTTTAACTTCTCCGTCATTTGTTAACTCAGTAGTCTCTCGTGCCTTAATAGAATAAGGGTCTATGCGAGGCATGGACAAGGCTTGTACGAACTGTGCCTGTAAAGAAGTTTCTTCTAAAGAAAGAGTTTCTGCATTAGGGTCAGGTAAAAGCTGGATAAGATACTTAAGTTGTGGGTGTTGTTCACTAGCTAGAACTAGAGTGTCAATTGCTTGCTGATAGTTAGTTACACCTGATAACAAGTTCTGAAGTAAGTTCTTGTTGCGTTGGAAGTCTCCATTTAAAGGTAAACCTAAGTTACGTCCTGTACTTGGAATCTCTCTGTCGCCTGAACGGATAATATCAGGCATCCCTTTAATCAACTCAACCACATAAGGATCGTAAAGGTCTAGAGGATTTACGTTTGATTTATCTCCGTATTCTACTGTGTTACGAGTATTTTCTTCAATAGGCTCGTTGTCTGCCTGTTGGTCTTGTTTTTCGTCCTTAGTATCGTCAATCTCTTCAACAAGGAAGATTTGTGCTTGGGAACTAATTTGGTGCATGTCGACTACACGCTGCCACGCTTCGTCTTCGTTTACCAAATCAATTAGGTTGACCATCTGCTCATCTATCATACTAGCAGTAGCTTCTTTACCAGCAGCTATAGCTTTCTCATAGTCAACTTCTAACTTATCAATGATGTCGTTAATCTCTGCTCTTACTGCTATGTATAATTCAGGGATAATTTTTGCTCTAGTTTCAGGATTCAACAAAGAACTCATGCCGATTTTTTGGTCGCGCATCTGCTTGTAGATACTGTAACTTACGTAACTGATAATCTCTGCACCAGTAGCAGGGTCAATGTCACGCTGCTTAACTCCCTCATCAGTAACAATGGGTACACTAAATGCAGTACTTCTATTTAAAGAATCTTCTATAATGTTGTCAGCCGCTTTTCTAGTAGTAGAGATGTCCCCATTGTAGAAAGCTTCAAACAAAGAATTTACGTTCTGTAGATTAAAGGTTTCTACAGGAGTGTTTGTCTTAGGTGCACCATAGAACAACCATTGCAACCAGTCATATAGTCTCTCAAAGAAACCTTTTACTTTTGGCTCAAGATTTTCTGCCTTCTCGTTACGGGCTTTCTTGATAGAAAATGCTCTAAACTCTTCCGCCAATACTTCTTCAGCTTGACGTTGACTTAGCGCATAGTAAGGAACCGATATATCTCCTAGAGTAACTGAGCCTTCTCTTGCTCTTACTGCACCATAAAGAATTGCTTTCTCTTGTGGAGTTAAAAACCACTGGGTAAACTCGTGCCAAGCTTCGTGATAAAGGTCTGTGTAGTCGGAACCTTTATATAAGGTTACTCCTTTCTTAGTCCACTGTGCGTAAGCTCCAGAGTTTACTACTCCTTGGGCGTTCTTAAAACTAATCTTATTTAAAAGATTGTTTGTCTTGAAGAACTCGTAAGCTGCTGTGCGGTCTTCTGCGGTTAAATCTTCTACTTGATTAACTACAGAGTTAGGGTCTTTACGCAAATCTTCTCTAGCAACTACTTGTTCTTGGTTTTTGTAGGCACGTTTGAATGTTCTATTAATTGTGTTTGCTTTCTTAATATAGTTTTGAGTTGCATCCTCTAAACTAATATCTAGATTGTTTACATAACCACTAATAGCATCAGCTTGTTGTTGGGGTGTAAATGAGTTAAACTTTGGATTAGCTTTTTTAAATGTTGAACCGTATGTTAATGCAGTTCCCAAAGTAGCTTTTACAAAATCTCCGCCAAACTTTTCATCCAAAGATTCATATAAAGGATTAGGAATAACCTCAGCAGGATTATTAGGATTAACTTTTAAAGTTAAAGGCAACCCATCATTTTTATCCCATAAAAAGTAAGCAAAGTCTTCACCTACTACTCCAGCTAAATCATAAAATTGTTTGCTTATCTGAGGATTACTAAAATTAGGACAGATCATTTTTTATTGTTTTAATACAAATATAACTCAATTACTATTTTTTGCGAATCCTGTTCCCAGTAGGAACTTGATTATTAATTTTTTTGAAAGAAGGAACCTCTCCTAATCCTTTAGCACAACTGTCTTTGTTCTCTTTAGCTTGTTGAGATTCATCTTCAGTAAAGACAGTATTTGTAGGAGTTTTAGGCGCAGGTTTAGATGGAGCAGATGGTCTTTGTGGTGTTTGATTAGCAGCATTCATCAAGTCATTAACACTCATAAATCCTGTATCTTTTTTACCTAAAGCTTCGTCATCTAATAACATCATTACACTTATTCCCGTAGCAGTTTGGAGCGGAATACTTTTGCCATCAGGATTAAAGATATTTGCAACTTGGAAAGTACCGTCTTCTTGCTGGACTAATTCTACTTTGTAGTCTTTGTTTTGGAACCTTACGTTCTCTAACTTACCTCCAGTAGTGGTAGGAACTTCGGGCAAAGTTTGTGTCTGAGTTGGCTGAGGTATTTGAGTTGTAAAACTTACGTTACCTTCAGTCATTACTGCACCAATATTTACTCCCGTAGTATGAGAACCTGGTCTGAAGTAAACAAAGTATGTCTTACCATTTAAAGTTATCGCAGCTCGTAAGAAAGATGCCTGAGGATTGTTACCTACATAGTCGCTCCTCATTACACCTTGTCCGTCTTTTGTAAAGACAAAAGGAGTAAAAGAAGGATTACTTTGAATCTCAGCTAACAGAGCATTATAGGTATCTTCTGAGTAAGTAGGAATCAACGCACCTAAACCTAGTGACTCCAAGAAAGCAGGAAGTTCACTAAATGGAATCATGTTAAACACATCGTTAGGAACAGGTGTCTTAGCTGGGTCTGTACTCTTTTTAGTGTTTTTTGGAGGTACAGGATTTGACTTTGCTGACACACTACCTTTACTAGGAGGTTGGCTCTTAGTATCTTCAGATAGTTTAAAAGTTTTCTTTGCCTCTTCAAATATGGAAGGACTAGGATAAACTATCTTATTTACAAGCGGGACAATTTCTCCTTCAGAGTTTACTGGAATAGTGTGAGTCTCTTTAATAAACTCTAGGTAGGGCTGTGGATATGTGACAGGCTTACCGTTCTGCATGCCAAAACGAGTTATCTTTTGGTTGAACTTAGTTCCTCCCTCTAAATACGCAGCACTTGCTTTGTAGTAAGAGTTCTTCATTTCTTCAATAAACTCTTCCTTAGACAGCTTTTTGTACTTACGTTCTCCTTTTTCGTTAATAGTTACTTTACTAGGACTCAATAGTTGGGGGTATACGTACTGCCCCTCTGTATTCATTAAAGGCTCTGTTGGAAAGAATACTAACTTACTGTCTTTGTTAATCTGATTGACTAAATCAAACAAAGCCGCATCCAACTCACTAGGATCTATAACTTCCTCGGAAGAATAAATAATTTCAGCTATTGCTAAAATTTCATCTGTATCAAGTTTGTTATTTCCAAGTAAAACAGGATTACCATTATTGTCGTAATATAAACGACCTACATTATACTTAAATTGTTTTCCTGCAATCAATGTTCCTTTTTGAGTAGGAAGAGCAAAATCTCTGATACTTGCAGATTGTAGCTGTGGGTTATTTTCTAAATCAGCAATAGTTGTAGATGTAGCGCCCTTAGTTACAAGAACTCCTTCGCTAATTTCAAACGGCCCCATAATACTGGTGTCGTTCTTTTCGAGATAAGCTTTTACAGCTTTCTTATCAGCAAAGGTTTGTTTATGGGTATCGATTACATCACCTTGTTTAATAGTTAAGTTGTCTGATTCATCTTGTATTCTACCTGAAAGTTTCCAAGGAACATCTGCAAATTTAGAATTATTACCAGTATTGTTGTCTGCAACAAAACTAAGTTCTAAAGGATAACCGTCTTTAAGGATAATCTTACCATTGTTATCCGCAGCCGTCATTATAACTTCAGGAGTCGTAACTAAACCAGCCCCTTTATTTGCTACGTAGTAATTAACTTGACCTTTATCTAAAAACTCTGTTCCTAACAAGTCTGTTATAGGAGTCAGAATCTCTGCTTGGTTTTCAAGAGTAAGCCAATTGTCTACAGTAGTTTTTGGTAGCTGTGCAAAGAAAGTTTCAATGGTCTTTAAATCCTGCTCGATTTCAACACTTGTTTTATTAGGATACTTAGAGGCTAAAAACTCACGTAAGAATTGTTTCTTATTAAAGATTTTAATCTTAGCATCTGGAGTAGAAGCTAGGTCATTAATAAAAGCTACTCTACGCTTAACTACAGGGTCTTGGTTAATTTGGTCTTTTGGATCTAACTCTATTCCATTACTTCTAACAGGACTAGTTAGGTCAAGTAAACGAGAGCGTCTTCTTTTTTGGACTTCATCTAGTTTGTTGATTTCTTCCTGTTTAGATTTAATTTGATTAGGAGTTAGAGTATTGTCGTCCTCTTCTAAATCAACTACTGGAGGTACTTCTGGAGTTACAGGTGGTGGAGTAATGTTTACTAAAGGAGCAAAGTCAGTAGCAGGGTTAAGAATCAAAAGTTTCTTAGCGGTATTCTGCCATAAACCTAGTTCAGCAATTACCCCATCAAGTGCTTGGGCTGCTTTTGAGTTTCTATCTTTACTACGTAAAGAGTCTGCCTCTGCTTTTAACGCTGCCTTTAAGGAAGCAAGTTGAGAGTCAAATGCAACTGTATCTTTACTGGTAAGTAGGTTATTAAACGCATTAAGTAAAGTAGTTGCTCTAGCACTTCCTGCATTAAGGAGTTGTCCTATTCTGTCTTTAAGTGCAGCTACAGATTCTGCGGGAGTTTTTCCTGCTAGGAAAGAATCAGCATATTGCTTTTCAAGAACAGAACGTGGAGACGTGCCGTCTTCATCTGTTTGATTAGAAGCAGTAGCTGCTTGTTTTGCCATTGTACGCAAAGCATCTTCCTGGAATTGAGAATCTACAGGCGCACTCACGTTGTCTACGCTGCCAGTAGTTGACATAGACGCACTCTTACGTAGTCCTCTTTGTCTAATAACTTCTGCTCTTACTTTTTCAAACTCTTCATCACTTACAGCTGCACTTACAGTTTCAGTACGAGTTAGTTTGTTTGTTTGAGCATCGTAGAACTTCTTATCGTAGGTTAAGAATTTTAAGAAAGAAGCTTTATCAAAATAAGTAATGGTGTTTTGCTTTATAGTTTGGTCTAGGATTTTTGCCAGAGCCTGAACTTTTGCATCTCCAGTAAGTTTATTTAAGTTTTCAATTATCTGAGCCTGTGCTTGGCTAACTTGATCGCCCAAAAGTTCAGCCAGGTCTTCGTTGATATGCTCTTTATTGAAATTAAGTTGACGTGATAACTTAACTAAATCTTCTATGTTGTAATCAGTAATTGCTTTATCTACATCTAACTCTCTTAGTTTAGCTTCAAAAGCATTGTTACCAAACTCATCTCTCTGTGTAAGTGAGTCGAACTTTTGTTCAAACGCATCCAGCAATGCTTGTTTGTTAGCTAAGATTTCTGGATTAATGTTTGGAACATTCTTCTCTAGGTACTCATAGTCTCTCTTAAGTTTAATTAAAGACTCCATAAGTACATTAGGCTCATCTACTTGATTGATTTCTGCTATCTTCTTCTCGTATGCTTTCTTAATGGCTTCTGCTTTTTCTGCTTTGCTCATAGAAGCATATTCAAATGCACGCTTTTCAGTTTTAAGAATTTCTGTATCAACTTCCCCAATCATCTTATCCAAGTCTTCTTGGGTAAACTGGAAGTCTTTATCTTGTATAATTCCCATAGAAGCCAGTGTCTCCATTTGAGAATTATTTAATTTTCTTAAATCAATTGTGTTTGTTACTTCTTTTAATTTAAAAGCTTGGGCTTGTAGGGCAATTAATTGAATTGATTCTTCTGGAGTTAACTTCTTACCTTGGGTTTCTGTTACAAGATTAGCAATCTGCTGACGTACTTTATTATATTCTTTGGTAGCGTTTTTCGCAATCTTACCTGAAAGTTTTGCTTTAGTAAACTCCTCTTGTTGTTCTGGCGTTAAACTATCAAAGTCAATACTACGAAGTACATCACGTTGTCTAGCAGCAGTAAATAATCTTCTACGAGACTCTTCATCCTCAAAGAAAGTATTTAAGTCTCTTAAGTTCTCTAGCTGAGAAAGACCCTTAAATGTGTTAGAAAGATTATCTATAGTTACAATCCCATCTGCTAATTGTTTTTCAGAAAGTTCAGCTGGGTTTTTCTGGTGAATCTCTTTTAACTTAGCTTTAAATAATTCAGGGTTAAGTGCAGCCTCATATTCGGCTTGATCTAGGAGTGCGTCTTTACGGGTAGCTCTGTAATGATTTTGTCCAGTCATTAAGCCACTATAAAGAAGTCCGCCTTTAAATGACTCTACAAAAGTATCAACAATGTTTTCTGCGGAAAACTCAGTCTGCTCTCTTCCTGCTTTAGCGTATTCATCAGCATAAGCTTGGCTAACTAAAGTCTCACCAAGTAAAGACATCTCTTCTTCAAAAGATTCTACTAGGTTTGCTTTAACAGCGTTCTTTGCAAATTCTGCACCACCTCTTAAATAAGCACCTGCTAACTGAGAACGTGTAAGATTAACTCCTGTAGCAGTCCTAGCAGCTGCGCCAAGTCCTCTACTATAAGGAGTTACCTTAAGCATTCCTACATCTGGAAAACCTATTGACTCAGCGGCAGCTTCTGCAATAGCAAGATAGGTTGCCCTACCTTCTGCGTCTCCACCCCATTTCTTTTCTTGCTCATAGATTCTAGGCTTGGTAGATCCGTAGATTGTACCAAAAGTACTGACTCTATCTGCCAGTCTTAGATTGCCGTATCTGTTTACTTTATCGTAAGCCTTAGCTGTAGAGGATACAGCTCTTGCGGCAAATGTAGCCTCTGCGGCTTCTGTAGCTGCTAATGATAGACCTGCCCCTACTGCACGAGCAACAAAACCCCCTGTAAGAATAGCAGGAGTCATATCACCAATCATTGCGCCACCTGCCTCAAATAAACCTGACCAGTTAGCTTTGTTTCCAGAAGCAGTCTCATAAAATACTTGATTAGATAAAACAGGGTTTCCGTACTTGTCGTACTTTACAACCTCTGGTTTATACATAGCATTCCTAAGAAGTTGTGTCTCTATATCAAATTTTGGACTATCAAATCCTGGAGTAATAAAAGTAGCAAAGTCCCTAGTAGCCATATAGGCACTACCTAAAGTACCTCTAAGAAAACCACTACGGTCTCCTACAGATACTCCATATACTTGGTCAATATTCTTTTCTCTTGATACAAGTTTGTCTAAAGCAGAGTTTAGTCTGGTTATCTTACCTTGGTAGACCAAATCTTCTTTGGAGTTTTTCTTTAGTTTGTCTTGATCTATAAGACCTCTACGTTCATCTACAACAGTAAAGAGTTCTTCTTGTAATACAGACTTGTAGTCATTAAGCGCCTCTTTCTCTAAATCATACTTACCATAACCAATTCCGTCATTTCCAATATGAGACCCCCAAGAACTACGTTTAGTTAGGTCAGTTGTAAAAAGCTGTTTAGTGTAATCCTGAAACTCTCTAACATCTTGTGCGGTCATGTCACCACCTTCGCCTCTAAAATAGTCAGAACCAGGGGTAGTAAATTGATTATTTAAAACAGGAAGAATCAAATCATCAAATCCATTCATGCTTGTTAAGTCACGATTCTTGGATTCAATAAGACTCAATATTTTGTCTGCACCTCCATTCTCTTGAGAGAACTTCTTAATAGATATTTGTTTGTGTTGGCGATCTAAAACTCTTTTGGCGTAGTTATAAATTTCTGTAGGAGTAAAGACTTCATCTAAAGCCTTTTGCGCCATTACATCATTTTTATTCTTACCTAAATATTCTGACGGGTCAGTAAACTGTGCCTCACCACCAAACAATGAATTAGTAAGATTAGTAAGTCCTTTAGCTGTCTCAAAAAAGCCCTCTCCAAAGTCTGCTAATTTATCTATACCTCCAAACTGTTCTGTAGTTGCCTGTTCTTTTAGATCATTTAATTCTCCTAACAGGTCACTGTAAGTTGCCAAAGCTTCTTGGGTTTCCATAGAAGATAAGTCCTGCACTCGATTAAAAAGACTAGCAGCATAACCTTCATCGTATCCTGCTTTCTTTGCTAGGTAATTGAAAGAGTTTACGTCTACATTACGCAGACGCTCCATTTCATTTTGCCTTCTTATTTCATCTAATCTAGGTCTTACAAGTTCTTTAGTATGATAAGCATTAAATAAAACAGGGTCACTGTTGATTGACCTATCAACTGCTGTTTTAACAACATTTGGATCTCCTACATTTAGGCGAGGATCTATTCCTAAAAAGTTAAAGGAACTATCTACTTTTTTTGCCATACCTACTTACTACTTGTTTAATGTCTTAACTCTAATTTCTTTAATCTGAGATAAATAACTTCCATCCCTATTTAATAGAGATGAAACGCTCATATCTCTTACCCCGCCAGTCATTTCTAGAACTGAAACAGTATCAGTTGGTTTTAGATTATAAGTATCTTCTCCCTGTGTAATTGTTCTAGTTCCTTGTAGGGTTTCGTAAATACCTTTAAACTTCCAAAACATTTCTTCAACTAATCTATCACCTCTTTTTTGTCTTGCACGTTGCTCTGCTACTGGCAGTCTTTCTAAAACTCCAGAAGGTAAGAACATCTCATTAATATCACGTCTGTCTTCTCCTGATATTTTACCTTCATCCATTATTGCTTGAAGTGCTTCATTTACAGTTTTTCCTTCTGCAAATTTAACAAGACCGTTTTGGATTAAACCAGCCTCTTGAGTACTTCTAGTTTGGCCATAAATTGGATTAAGGTCTTGAATAACTGGACTACCGTTATACTGACTATCAGGTAAATAAGATCCCATACTAAGTCCAGCAACAGCTGCACCGTCTTTTAACCCACGTCTAACAAGTTCTTGTTCTTTAAGAATATCAATTTCTGCTTTAGCTCTGTACTCAGCTATGTTGTTCTGCATCTTACGTATATCTACTACATAAGGATTAGCTTCAAGTTTAGTACTTTCGTTCTTGTAAGCAAAACCACCTGCTGCGTCAAAAATCTTATCATCTCTCAAGAAAGTAATCAAATCGTTGTCTTTAATTTCAGCCGTTTGTTTCTCCTCGTAGAAACGTTGAGTAGCCCTAAGTTGATTCAGTTGCTCATCTGCCTTACGTACTTCAGGAGATTGGTTTCCGTATTTACCCGCAAGTTCAGTACGTTGAGTCGTAGCTTTATCTATATCTAAATTTAAAGCAGTAATTTTGGTAGTTACGTCTTGGTTATAAAGAGACATTATTTGATCTCTATCTCCTGTCTCAAAAACGTAACGTGCTTCCATCTCTAACTGGGCTTTAGCTTGTGCGCTTAGTCCATTAAGATATGCAGTTCTAAAACGCTCTGCACTTACACCCGAATACTTCTTTTGAACAATCCACTCCCCACTCTTACCATCAAACATAGGAACTTCTACTTCATCTGGTTTTAATTTTTGAGATAGTTCACCCCATAATTTAACGTGCTCGTCTGTGTAAACAGTATAAGGATTGTATCTGAGTTTAGAACCAGTTTTGCCGTCTTTCATCCAGTTGTTAATGTCCTTCATAAAGAAGTAGTCATTTACAGAACTTCTGTTTTTAGGATCTAACTTGCTGTACTCTTCCATCATCTTTTTATAGGTAGCAGTAGACTCCGCAGCGTTAGAGATGATAGGGTCATTAACTAGATTGTTTCCAAGAGATAACGCAGAGCGGACATTGTTTTTGTTAGCAAAGTCTAATCCCGCATTTTTATTTAATGCGTTTACTAGCTTAGTTGCTTCTTGGTCAAAGTATGCCTTGTCTTCTTCTTTCAAAAGACCTTTGCGAATTTGTCCGTAGGTATCTAATTGTTGTTGTACTTTGTCAATACCCTCATCGTACATCTTCTGTTTAAGAAGCGCACCTTTAATAAACTCATCTGCTGGTAGCGGAGAGATATATTCTGGGTATACAAATCCTTTTGATTTATGCGAAATCATAGTTGGTTATTTTTTTCTAAAACCTTTTTTCTTTTTAAATGGATTCAAGTAACTGTCTAACTGTCCCCCCATCTCAAACTCATTTGGCGGCAACCCTGCTCCACCCATAGATTGCGGAAGAGTCAATAAGTTGACATCAGTAGGTTGATTAAAAGTAGGACCATACTGCATGGATAAAGGTAAGTTAGGATTTAAACTTCTCTTTGGAGTAAAACCACCTACTTCAGGAATACCTGGGTTATTAACCCCATACTGCATAGAAAGCGGTAGGTTAGGGTCAAGGCTTCTTCTCATCGTAGAGGAAGTTGGCATAGAAGTTTGTGGTTGATTAGTTTGTGTAGGTGCAGTTGAAGTTGGAGACGTAGCTGGAGTTGTAGTTGGGGCTGTAGTTACAGAGGGAGTTCCTGTTGTAGACGGAGTAGTTTTCTGTGTAGGATTAACTCCAGTAATACTAAATTGTTGACTTCCTTTTGCTTTCATCTCCTTATTAGGATCGTTGGAATCAAAGTCGTAGTTGGTAACGAAGTTGTTAAAATAAAACTTCTTTAGATTCTCGTCTTGAGCCCACTTTGCTCTGTTAGTAGCTAGTGCATTTACTGCTTTTACTTTTTCTTCAGACTGATTAGATTTAGCTGTTGCATACAAATCATTGTAGACTTGGTTAAAAGCACCTGCGTTTACAGTGTCTGCTTTAAACTTAGCATCTGCATTGTATATATCAGCACGAGATCTACCTTCTGCATCGTAGTTCTGTTTGGTCTCAAATGACTTTTGCTTTGCATCTAGTCCTGCTATGTATGCAAGATTAGGATCTGCTCCATAACGCATAGCAGCAATAGCATTGTTATCTGCGTCTTGCAGTTGACTTTGAATGTTTAAAGTCTGAGGTCTGATATAAGGAGCCTCTACTTCAGGAATAGCATAGGGGAAAGTTTCTTGTGCTTGTGCAAGTCCGTAAGCAGCAGGAATAGCCTGACTTAGTGGGAATGGCATAGGCTCATACTTGCCTCTAGCATTCTTACCTTGTAAGTTGTAGTCTCCACCAGTTGGAGTTTCCTCAGGTACGTTCTCATACTCGTAGGTAGGAACTTCTTCTTTGTTCTTTAAATACTGAAGTTGTCTTACAGTAGTATTACCTAAAATAGCATCTGCTGGAGAAATAGCTTTACCTAAGTATTGTTGGTCTCCCACCCCTTTAGGTGCTAAGTCAAAGTCAGCAAGTGATTCTTTGTATTGAGGGTCTTCTTGAATAGCAGCTAAGTCTTTGTATCCTTGTTGGAACTGAGTAATCTGCTCCTCGTTTAATTCAGGAAGTCCTAACTTTTTAGTTAGTTCTTTGTATCGTTTATTCTTTGCGCCTCCTGCGGTTCTGTCCCACTCTGGATTCGATAAGTCAATACTTGGGTCTTTAGCTGCAGCAGCGTCAATTGCATAAAGTTGCTCTTGAGTTTTAATGTAGTTATTTAAGTACTGCTCTTTGCTAATCTTTGCATTCGGATTAGCTTGAATGTACTTGTTCCACATCTGGTCTTTAACAGGGTTTAGTTTAGGATCATCCCAACGTTGTTTCATAACGGAGAAGTCCTTATTAAATCCTTTGTCAATTGTTTTAACGTCTTTCTTTGTAAGCTTTTTTATAGTTCCGTCAGAGAAACGTACATAGTCACCTGCGTTAGCTTTAGCAACATCTGCTTCAGAAACTACGTTAGCTCCTTCAGGAAGCTTATACTTACCCCCATCTGTCATGTTCGACATAATCTTAGCTTGAACATATCCAGGAAGTGATTTAAAACCAGGGTTGTTTATGCCACCATTCTTCATACCTTCCATAGGTTCTCCGCTAGAATTACCGTTAAGCATTTGCTGGTCGCGGAAAAGTTGCTCAAGAATTTCAGCGTTACGCTTTAGCATAACAGAAGCTGTTTGTTTATCTACAGCAGAAGCAAAAGGATTATCTAATACTTTCTGATACATTGCAAGGTCGTAACGTTTAGCAATCTCAGCAAAAGTCTTCTGTGCGTCCTTGCCTTTAGGTTTTTTACCTGAGCCAATCATATCTTCAAGATAGTCTAATCCTAAATCACCAACTTCACCGCCTGCTTGCATGTAGCCTCCTAGTAACATTTTCTTATACTCGGCTGGCATCTTATGCAAGTCCATAGGACGGAGATGGTTAGAGAATACTTTAGTTCCGTTAGGAAGGATTGTATCTATGCCACCTTTTGCGTGTGATGGGCCTTTTGCAATTTCAGTTGTTCCGTCAGGGAGTATCAAGAACTCTCCACCTTCTATTTCTACATTAGATGCTTCTAATGAGTTTAAAGGCTTACGGATGTTTGCGCCTTGTTGTGCCATAATAATGGGTTGATATTCTGTACCACCAGAAGTAGTTCTACCGTACATCCAGTTGTAATCGTATAAAGGTTTACTATCTCTTTGTTGAATTGATTGTTGTAGCTCACGATCTCTTTTTTGAGTATCTAAGAAGTTTAGTCCACCAGATACACCAGCTAATCCTAATGTGGCATAGTCTTGCCATTGAGATTCTTTTTCTTTAGGTTTAGTCTCAGCTGCTGGTTCAGCACTAAGACCTCGTTCAGACGTATCAGATTCTGTAAGCGGACCTTGCTCAACTTGAGGTGTCTGAAGATTAACGTCAAATATATTTAAAGGAGCAGGAAAAGGAGTAAAGGTATTGTCTGCCTTCTCATTACTAAATACCCCAGGAGCAAAAGAAGCATCCTGAGTAGTAATAGTACCTTGTGGTTGATTGGGTGTTGTATAAGTACCGAAAGGAGCGGGCGCTTTAAATTCAGCGGCAACATTAGTCTTAGCTCCGTTTTGGTATTTCTTTCCTAGTTTTTTATAAAGAGAGTGCCTTAACATTGGATTAATTTTTATAGTTATAACATTAAAAGTTAATAACTCATTATATTATAGGTAATTACAAATATACTTTATAAAGCAAAAAAAGCAAGGGATTTTATTTCCCTTGCCCCCTGTAACTTTTCTTGTAGTTCTTGCTCTGCTTCAACTTAGAAGCTTTTGTTTTAGCGTGTACGCCTGGTCTGTTTACTTTAGGTTTCTCTTTAAATAAAGAAGAAACGCTGGTTGATTTTGATTTAGTTGCCATGTTATTAATTTTAAAAGTTAATGATTAACATTTCCACCGCCTTCTTGCCTGACGTATTCTTGAGTTAGGATCGTTTTTAGTTTTAGCAGAAGCCTGTCTTAACTGTCCTAATGAACGAGCACAATATGATTTTCTACGATTAGCAGCTTTACTTCCTGGTTTAACTTTACCTGTTACTGCTGTTTGTAGTTTAGAACCTGGATTTGCTCTTCTGTATGCAGCTACTCCTTTAGCAGTCATCCCTGCTCCTGATTTAGTAGGACGGTAGTTTGCACCAGGGCCTTTAGTAGTGTGCGCAATAGTACCACCTTGCTTATAAGATTTATACAAACGACCTCCGTACTTCATGCTAGACTTTTCCTCTGCTTTAATCTTCTTTTCTTGCTTAAGCATCTGTGCAGTAGGCTTTTTGCCTGAACCACGATTGGCGCGGATGTTATCCCACAAGCCACGTTGTGAGTATGATCCGTCTTTACGTTTTATCATTTGTTTCATTTACGTTTATATTTTTTGTAAAGAGATGGAGCATTAGTATTGGCTATTACAGTCCCGTTAACTCCTGGTATAGACATGCCGCCCATTTGGAATGTATTAATAATTCCTCCGTTTGCCTTATTCTGATATAATTCTACGTAAGGAGAATATTTTTTATTCTTTATAGCTTGGTTAAACTGTATATCAAACTCAGGAACATCTCTTAATTGTATTTTATGTACATAGTCCCTTGTTTCTTGTGGAAGTTCTTCTAACCAATCTAATGAATTGTAAATATCAACTCCTTTTGCTTTTTGTCTTTTTAAATAATTTCTAACATTTCCTTTACCCCAATTGTAACTTGCCAATGTTTTAGCTAATCGAACCTCATCTGACTGATTTTTTTTATTAACAAAATCAGAGTTATAAATTTGATTCATTGCCCATCTTTGTACAGCAGCGTTTTGTTCTGGATCATAAGCATCTACACTCTGAACACCTGTAGCCTTTTTATAATCTTTAATAACTTCGTCACCAATCTGAGCCAATCCCATATAGCCTGCAGATGACTGAGCTTTGGGATCAAAGGTAGATTCTTTGTATGCTTGGCGTAAAAGAATGTCGTTGTTAATTCCAGTAGATGTGGGGAGTTGTTCATTAACTTTACGTCTATTAGTTTTAATAGGCTCTAAAGTTTCAGTTTCTTCTGCAATATCTTTTACTAGCTCTTGTCTTTTATTTTCTAGATTAGCTAAGTCAGAAGAATATCTATCTCCATACCACATAAAATCATTTTCTCCTTCAATTCTAGCTTTTCTAAAAGCTTGTCTAAAGTTTCCAGCATCATCATAATTCGGTGCTCCCCAGTTCATTGGGTTAACATAATCAAACCATTTTGTAGGAGTTTTTGCAGCAGCAGCATTTATCTCTACTTGTCCTACAGATTCTATTACAGGAATTTTAAGACTTTGGCCTATTTGAATAGTATTTATATCTACGTCAGGATTGGCATCTATTAAATCCTCTTTAGTTAAATTATACTTATTAGCTATACCAAAAAATGTTTCTCCAGGCTGAATAACGTGTCCTCCTGTTTGTAAAGAAGGTGTCTCAGGCTCTTCAGGTTCTACGCCAAACTCTTGCTTGGTTTTTTGAAACTGAGAGAATAAAGAATCTAGAATAACAGGAAGAGACTCTTCGTCTTTCTTAATAGGCTGAAGCATATTAGTCTGAACTGTTCCACCACCCTGCATGCGCTTTTCAAACACCTGCTTATCTTCTGGAAAATAGTATTCGCCACCAGGTTGCATCAAGACTTGTTTACCTGACTGCAACCCAGTAGCTAATACAGGCCTTTTAAAAAAGTCTTGTTCGCCCTTGGGACCTTTCATAGTAATTCTGTTAGAAGGAACAATAACTTTCTTTTTGCTTTTGTCCCACAATCCTACATTACTTACGGTGATAGGTTTTTTACTCTGCACTTTATTTTTAGGCGCAGAGATTCCTTTGTGCTTTAAGAACTTTTTATATAAGGCTTTAATTTCCATAGATTACTTTAATTTGTTTCTTTGTAGAAACTGATCGTACAATACAGAACGGTATCCGCTAGGAGTTGGTCCTATTGTGGTTCGGTCAAAACGATTTGCAGGTTTAGCAGCAGGCGCAGTACGAGTCATTGGTCTAGCGGCAGGTGCTACTCTGGTATTGTCAGAATAACTACGAGAGTTAAATTTAGCAGCAGGGCTGTTCATAAAGTTACTCATTGTAGGTTGAATCTGAGGAATAGGACGCTTAGGCAATAAAGTCATAGGTTCAGCCTTCTTCTTAGCTTTAATCTCTATTGGAGACATTCTCTCAAAATTAGGTAAGTCTCTTTCAGGATTCTTAGTCATTGGGTTAGGCTCTTTACTTGCAGGAGCGGCTTTCTTAGCCATAATAAACTTCTCATAAGCAGCTTGAGTTTTAGGACCCCATGCACCATCTTCTGATAAGCCAGCCCCATACTTCTGATTAAGCATTCTTTGATAAGTTTTTACGTTATCACGTTCTGCTTGTTTTTCTAGGCTAGCAATATCTTGACGTGCAAAATCTAAATTAGGGTCAAGGGCTTGAATAGAAGGAGCTACTTCAAACTCGCTTCCTGTCAAAGAATTATTGTCTACCATCTCTGCCTCACCCATCATACGGTCAGGACCCATTGGATCTTTAAATTCCATACCGCCTTGTCCCTTTTTCATTTTAGATAAAGTTTTAGCTAGATTAGCTCTACGTACTGTAGTGCCAGAGTAATCTTCTTTATTAGCTAATACTTGTTCTCTGAAAGCAGGAACAGACATACCAGCAGCTTTTGCTTGCTTAGTTAATGCACCAGGTTTTTTAATAGCAGCTTGAATCCACTGCCCACCCTTCTTCATCATGTAGTTTTTATACAAGTTATTCATTGTCGTGATTTTATGATAAGGTTAATAAATACAAAGTCTTAGCAATTAAAGCTAAGATTTCGTCAACGATGTTTTGGAGATGAGTATTCTCAATACCAAAAACCCCTCTGTGCTTTTTAACGTAGTCCATTAACTGCTTAAGATGCTGCTGTGGATTTACGTACTCAGACGCAGGGATCTTGATATTAATTCTTTTTCCGATTGTGCCGAAATAAGTTTCTAGTAAACCATCGGTTAAATTTAGTAAAGAGTCATAGTACTCATTCAAAGCTTTATGCTCTGCATAACTTACGGTCTGAAGATGCGCAATGTGGATTGTGTCTCTAGACTGGAACAGTTGGCCTATTACTAATTCAGGACGGACTGTTGTGAAAATTTCTTTTTCTGCCATAGCGGTAGTTATAAGGTAGTGTTATTTAGTTGTGTTATTTGTAGATTATTCACAAATTTATATCTATTATACTTATCTTGTATTAATCTAACTTTCGTAAAGTCAGACTTTATCTTATTTTTCTGATAAGCAATACTTAAATTTCTAATAGCTTTTGTGTTTGGTAGTTTATCTATAAAGTAGTTGTTCTGTAAATCATCCCACTTAGTAGTCCAAAGAGGTTGACCATTCGCTTGTGCGGCTATGTTCCAGAAGCCATTAAACGTGTATTTGTTTTCTCTTCTAGATAAAAGAGTTTCAATACCGTTAGTTGTCATTCTTGGATACAAAACCTTTTGACGAGTGTTGCCGTAAATCTCAGGAACTAAGCTGATAATACCTGACGACTGCTCTCTGTTATAGATAATCGCTTTTGTGAAGTTTGCAGTATTCTTGTTGTTAGTAGTTCCTAATGAGTAGTACTCGTATTTAGAGAAGTACTCTTGGATATCTAGAATCATAGAAACACTTGTGACGCTACCATTCATCGGAATAGTATTTACTAAGTACTCTATGATGTAAGGATATAGTTTGCCATAATAAGTCTGATACAAGTATGGACTTAAGTTATGATTCCACAAAGAAGAACCTGCAGGAGTAGTGATGATAGTCTGGAAGTTACCTAGTTGGGAAATAAAGAAGTTCGGTAAGAATGAGTAGAATGAGATAAAGTTTTTCATCTTAGGGCTGTAGGCTACAGTCCACGACTTATTCTCAAAGTATAGTTTATTGCTAAAGTCTACTCTAGTCTTAACTCCATTATCGTTCAACACATAGTACTTGTAATCGGCATCTAATCTGTCGGTGATGTATTCAATCTTAGCAGGTCCTTGAAGATATTGAGGTCTTACTCTATAATCTAGTTTAGTGATAAAGACACGCTCAAATCTCTCGTCCCAGCCCATTACAATACCAATACCTAAAGAAGGACTGTCTACATCTGCTTCAGGGAAATCTTTTAAGATTTGGAAAGGAAGATTTTCTTTGAACCAATTGTAGTTAAGTTCAGATTTAATCTCGTTAAATCCTCCACCTGTGATTTGGTATACGTGACCACGTTTAGCGTCTACCCAGAAGGTTCCGTACTCACAACGTATGTACGCTTTGTGCTGCGATCCAATATAGCCCAAGTCAGTTGCTGATAAGTCTACAGGTTTCTGTTTAAACATATCTGCGTTACCTATCTCTAACTGGTAAGGAGAAGTAGAGCTAAGGACAATACGTGCATTGTAAACCTTTGTGGTATTTTCAAACCTAGCATATACTCTTTCACTCTCCCCTGCGTTCAAGTCAATCAAACGACCACCTTGTTTAGGGAAGTCATAGAAGTTACCTGGGCGGAAAGCTAACCACTTATCTGAAGTAAGATTAGAATCACTTGCTTGGTCAGAGTAGATTACTCTGTTCTGATGATTAATAATACACTCAAGATTAGGGTACTTTAATTTGTAAGGGAAGTTAGGAGATTGATTCTGTGCAGAGTAAGTCGCGTTGTAATGATAGAAGTTATCAAACTTAATTGGTACAGTAGCTTCTTGTAACCACTCATCAGGCACACCTCCACCTACGTTAGGGTAGAAGTTTTCTTTGTCCATATCTCTTCCGTGACGGAAGTGTACGTTAACATCTGACTCTACAAAGAAAATAGGAATACCGTAAGAAGCTGTGTAGAAGATACCATCTTTATAGTAACGATGCTGTTGGTTTTTGTCTAGTGCAGTTTTCTTTACAAACTTTGACCACAAAGCATTAATTCCTGTTAAAATTAGTGCATTACTTGCAACTAATGCTACTACTGCTACCGCACCTGTTAAACTTGCACCTAAAGTAATTCCAGTTATTCCAAGAATAATTACACCAGCTGCAGTAGCAAAATCAACTGCAGTAATGTCCGCAGCTTCAGTAGACGTTCCTATAAAGTAAGTTGGATATGCCATGTTAGGGAATAACCAGTAGTCAAAAGGAACCTCATCTACTTTGGCTGGAAGGTTTACCAAGTTACGAGTAAAGAACGAGTGTTTACGTTTTAAAGCAAATGGAGTAATATAAGTATCTCCACCAAATGCAGGATAGTATTTGTACTCTACAGTCGCTTCTCCGTTTATGTCTAAGATAACATCTTGCTTGTATCCAGTAGATACGTACTTAAGATTCTCGACTACTCCGTACTGATTAGGGAATTGTCTTTTAACTGAGGCATAGTATGCTCTAGTTTTCTTGTCTTCGTTTAGGTCAGTAGGCGCACCTCTGTGCTCAGATGCTAAGTAACGACTGTCATCAAAGATTTGAGATTCGTGTTGAGGTAAGAAATCTTTTAGTTTAAGATAAACTGAAGTTTCTCTAAGTCTATTGTGTAAAGGAGCATCATCAAATACTTGAACTATACGTTCATTTGCATAATACCCTAACTCAATAAATCTTCTAGACTGTCCACGATGACTTAAAGTACGCTGAGGATCTATTGAAATAAACTGATTGTAGTTTGCAATAGAGTTATATTGGTAGGCAAAGTTTACAAATGGAATAAGTTTCTCTACTATATCCAAAATAATCTGCTCGTTAACCAACATCCTATCGTAACGAATACCAGGACGTACTGTATTTCTAAGCCCGCCTGTAACACTAGCGTCAACTTGTGTATCTCCTTCAAGGTCTACCGAAGTTAGACCTGCTAAAAGCCCAGCGTCAAAGTATGTCCCTTTATCTAAGAATCTATATCTTGGGTGCTCAAGTACAGAAACAAAGTGCCCAAATACTTTACCAAATTCTACGGTCTCTAATTTTAGTTCCGTACCAATCTTAGGATATTGGAAAGAAGTGTCTGGAGAGTAAAAAGTATATCTATTATTTCCACCATTGTCAGAGTATGTTTTAAATCCATTTAATCTTGGTACAATTGAGTCGTTTAAATCATTTCCTCCTAACGGAATGCCTAGCCAACCTAATCTCGGTCCTCTACTGTCATTGTACCATTTAGAGTCTATGCGCAAAAATGGATCTACACGCAAATCGTTATAGGGATAATTAGAATAGTAGTACTTTTTGGCAACTCCGTCCCCAGAAGTATCTTCAAACTCCCCTACATCATATAAAAGACCTTTAGCTACTACAGACTTATTACCTACACGATTGCCCCTAACTAGCTCGTAGCCACAGATTACATCTTTGATTGGTACGTTCTTTTTGTTGATGGGATCAAACACTGTGTGTTTGTATTGACCGTTAGGTAGTTTTTCGTTTAGAAGCGCAACAATTAGTTCTTCATTTAAACGAACTCCTACAGGATATAGTACACTAGTAGATTCGTTTCCTATTTGGTCGTTGAATAACTCTGTAGTTAATCTTTTGTTTCCGTGAATGTGCGAAATTGCAGAGTCAGGAAACTTATGGTGACGGATAGGTTTACCCGCTAAAGCATCTGGATTAAAGTAAGGTGCGTTAGGGTCAGTTGATTGTTCCCAAATTTCATCGTAGCAAGGATACACATCAATAGATTCCCAATAAGCAAACTGTCCACGCTCGTGTACAGTAATAGCGCAGTTGTATTGTTTTTCAATATCGTTAGCTAAGTCAGGGTCTTTTAAAACTGAACCACCAAATCCTGCGGTATTGTAAACTTTCCATCTAGGAGAAGAGTCTGGAATCAAACAATCAGTCTCGGCTACAAATACGTCTTTGTTTGTAGCAGAAGATTCTAATTCAAGATCATTGGAGTCAGGTCTTCTTCCAGGAATATGGAATACGTCTGTATACTTTCCGTTCTTTAATCTAAACTTTATACCAAAAGCATACACCTCGTCACGCTGATAAGTGCGGAAGAAGTAGGCAACTTCGGGAGAAGAGTAGTCTAAATCATTATCTGCTGGCATCTCTACTGTCTCCCAGAAAAGATTCAGCTTAGAGGCAAACGGTTGAAAGTTAAATTTAGGAAACTCTTCTAGGTCTGCAATCATTAAGATGTCGTTTTGTTTCTCAATAATGTTTGCAGTCTCATAGTGAGGAGATCTAATAAGAGGTACAATAGAAGAGAACGTAGATTTAAAGTCCCCTGTGTAAGTCAACGTATCTTGGTCGGTGTATTGATTTACTCTGTAGGTTCCTACTAAGTGATAGTTAGTAACTGTGTTTACGTTCTCAGCTACTACTAAGTTAAAGTATTCAAAGATTCTAGTCTTATGCTGAACTTGTACACTTATTGACTTAGAAGTAACGTATTCTGTTTGTTCAGTAATGCTACGCTCAAATACAGGAATAGGATTAGTAAGGTCACAGTAGTCAGTAAGTTCAATTCCCTGCTCGTCTGCATAAGCTATGGCAAAAGAATAAACCCCTGCTTTTAACTGTCCGTTACTATCTACGCTAGTTGCGTGAACTTCTGGAATACAGAAGTCAGGAAACAACTTAGAGTCTTCGCAAGAGTCTTTAATACAATCTCTAGAATTTCCACAGGAATCTCTTCCGTAAGGATATTCAATAGAGAAGTATCTAGGCGGAATATTACGTCCTACATAATAAATTTTAGTCTCACACTCGTCTATGCGATATTCTGCATTGATAGGAAATGCAATATCAAACTTTAAACAACAGTTGTCTTTAGAGAATGTAGGAGTTGCTGGGTCAATAACTTTTGTTTCCTGGAAGATGATAAGCCTCTTGTGGTTTAGTTCAAGAGTTCCTTTTCTTGCTGTGAATCTTTTATTGTCTCCTAAGATAAAGTTTGAAACAGGATTACCTAAACAATCAACGTAACTAAATGTCTTCTCAATACTTGATACAGGGTCGGGAATAACAGTAGTAACCCCATCCACTACAACAGTAGCATTGTTAGGTATAAATCCTACTACGTATTCATAGCAAGAGTCTGGACAAATATCTTGGCAGTCATCGACTACAATGTCTTCGTACTTACAACAAGAAGGTGCGCTTTGTACATAAGTAGGTTCACTCTCAATTTTGAGTACGCAACTTAAATTACAATCTTCATCTGCTCCTAAAGTGTATCCATCAGGGCAGTCTATTGCTGTTATAGATTCTACTTGGGTTTGGTTGTCGGTAGTCCAAATTAAATCAAGGTCTCCAATAGAAGTAGCTGCGATTATCTCAGCATGAGTATTATCGTAAATCTCAGCAGCAATCATTTGAGGAGTACCATAGTCAACATACTCAAGTTGTAGAATATGGTTTCCCGCAGTAAGTCTTAATGGGTAGATGTGAAGCATACCATAGCCTATGCGATCTGCATTGACTGCTGTAGGAGAACCAAATACATTTGTTCTCCATTGGTCTTCTAATCCAGAGATATCATACAAAGAAGATAAAGTCGGGTCAAGAATAGTAACACCATCTAACTTTGCTCTAAAAGCATTGTCTGCTGCAATAGCAAAGTAGTATACTTTCTCTTCAGCCACACACAAAGTAGTAGTAAAACTTAACCAAGTATTTACAACAGACCCTGAAGAAATTCTTACAGCTATTTCGTTAATACGTCCAGGATTTCCTGGTGTCCCATTGAATCTCCACCAAGGTAGAGTTAGACGGGTTATTCCATTATTAAAAGAACCATTACCACCCCAACCTCTAGAGTTCCAGCCTTCATCATAGAGGACAGGATTCATAAATCCAAAAGCTGAGTTATTAGTTGCTGTTAGAACAAATGTTTCTTTCTGTATCTCAGGCTGAGCATATTGGATTCTTTTGCAGAGCTGGTCTGCTGGGTCATAATAATATCCATCAGGACAGGTAGGAATAATCTCTACGTTAGGTAAGTTAGATACAACTACTCCTTCAGTAATTACAGTTCCTTCTTTACAACCACAGTCCTTTTCAGTTATTTCTATGTCAAGACAAGAATCATTTATCGAAGTAATTTGTCCTATACGAGATCTTCCATCAGGGTGAGTAAGAAATAAAATAACTTTAGATTGCTCTACAATGTTAGTAAATCCTACAACTTTAAATCCCGCTAATTGCCCTTCCGTAAAAGAGTAACAAGGAGTGTTTCCTGGTTCATTTGTATAGGTAATAGAATCTCCATCGTGCGCTTGAATGTTTGCGTTCAATGCCCACGTAATTTGGTTTTCCTTTACTTGCCAAGTAATAGCATCTAAATTAAGACCAATGAGGTTCTGATTTATTTTATTCTCCATTACTTGATATGAAACTTAACAAACTGTTTACGTCCTTTTACTACACTGTCCGCACTTTGTTGTTTAGTCTTAGTCAAAAGATAAGCAAAGGCAGCTTGTAGTTTATTTAATTGATCTTGTTTGTAGTATTGAAATTTTCGTTCTACCTGTGCTGCACTTTCGTCAATCTGTGAGTGCCACAACATTTCAAAGAATTTAAACTTCATATAAGATTTAACGTATTCCTCGACCTCAAGTATCTCAGGCACAGTAGGGATTCCATCATCATCCATTGGTCTAGAGAAATATCTTACGTACACACAGCCCTCTTCAAAAGAAGAACTAACTGTTTTGTTATCGTGTATTTGGATAATATCAGGACTAGGCTCGTTTAGGTTAGGACAACCTTCAGTACATAAAGCTTTTGATCCGTGATAAACTCTTACCCACTTTGGATTCTTCATAGTTATTTTAAAGCCAGGAGTAGGAATCATTAACTGCTCAAAGTATTCCGTCTTAGGAGTACAGTCTACGCAGCCTTCTAGAACTTCGTAAGATTGATACCAGTACCCCTTAAGAGATGTCATACCTGAAGAGAACGTAATATCAGAATCATACAATGTTGCTCGATCTAAAAGAGCAAAGTTGCAGGGCAACTCAGACTTATAATTTACAAAGTGCAATACAACATCCTCTGGAGTAAGCACCATTACCTTTAACTTACGTAAAGCCTGGTCTATGAAAGTAGGTACTAAAACTTCAGAGATAGCCCCTGACTCAAAGTAACTTTTAAGCTCTTGTTTAACCTCCGCAATAAGAGGCTCAGAAGATATGAAGTTTATGTGCTCGTACTTCATCGGTTTAGTTCGTTATTTTTTATAAGTTGTGCTAGTTCTCTTTGATGTTTACGAATTACTTGAAACTCAAAAAGACCTAGGTTTGGGTACTTTCTTGTGTAAGTGTAGAGATGTGTCTTATAAATATAACCATCGGAGTGATTGTTTCTATAAGGAGCCCACACTTTTGTCTTATTGTATCTGCCCCAGTCTATCAAAGCATGTCCCTTAATGTAGGGAATTACTTTAATTAATTTTAATACCCCAAGTTTCGGTATCAAGATTGCGTATGGACCAGACTTTAATTTTCTAAGCATCTCTTCGTGAACTAACTCAGGGATTTTAGAAAACATTTCGTAGCTAATGTCAGAACGTTGGGTTTCTTTTATAAACTTCCGATAGGCAGCTGCGTTATTACAATTAACATCGGAACTTAATCTTTTCAGTGTCTTCTTAGGTTGGCTAACTTCCATAGTTATATTTGTTCATCTCTGTTGTTATCCTCTTGCTCAACTGGTAATTTATGGTAGTTAATTAACTCCTGGTTTACTAATTGAACCAAAGGATCTATAAGATAAGATGCTATCTTAAATTCTTTGTCGTACATGCTCAAACATTCTACTCCATCTATGTCTTCTATAGACTCTGTAAAATATGCGTACATGTTTACTGATTCTACATCGGGATCAAGTACATAAAGATAGCCGTTACGTATCGTATAAAACTTCTTAGGAGTCTTAATACGAAGTCTACCGTGATTAATAAAATCGCGAATAGTAGTAGGAAAAAGTTCTTCAGAATTAGATGTATTAAACACTCCCTGAATAAAGTAGGAATAAAGACCTTCTTCAATCTTAGGCAGTTTCTTTTTAGTTCTTCTTATATTACACCCTAAGTCACATTCCGCACCAGGAGCCTCAATTAAACAGATACATTCGTATGCTTGATAAACGTTATCTGAAGCTAATAATTTACGAAGATTTAGTTCCCGTTTAACTAGGACAGAAGCCTTTGCTTTTAGCAAATCATAGATGAACCTATCGCTAATAACGTCATCATCACTAACAAATTTGTTAGCGTTTTTAACTCTTGCTATTAATTCTCCGTTAGTTAACATAACTCTGGGTATTACAAATATACTTAAATTTCATTTTTAGTCAAGTTTATATTAAACTAAAAGAGCCTAGTCACCTAGGCTCATTTCAGCATCAGACGAGGAAAACCAACCTTTAAATTCCCGCCAATATCTTTAGATAGCGTAGGTAACGCCTCCGATTAAGACTTCAATTAAATCACTTGACGTAAGTACAATACCTCCAGCAGGATTCATTAAGTGAAGAATTAAGTTTCCAGTAGGTGTGATTTGTCCTGTAGCTCTAGTGTACGTAGGTGAGTAGTTCGCACCCACTTTAACGTAAAGTTCTACGTTAAAGTAAACATCCGTAGTAAGAGGTCTAACAGGAGCAGGAAGAGTAGCAATCAGCTTAGTTCCAAGATGGTTCCAGCTAAAACTACTTGTATTCATTTGCAATACTCCATGAAGAGTAACCATATTACCATGCAACACAGCATAAGGAAAAGGTTGACCTCCCATAGGAAATCTTGGAGCATTAGCAACAGTATACTCTACAGTGTTGAAAGGCGCAAGAGGATAGATAGCTGGAGTAGCACTTGTGATTGCTAAGTCAAAGCTAATCTCACTCGCACTTACAGTCTTAGTAACATTTGCAGTAGAACCGTTGATTTTAACAGTAACTACTTTGTTTTTCCAAATACCTGTATCGTAAGTCAAGAAGTCTCCATTAACAAGAGATGAAGTTGTTACATCACCTAAGTCATTCAAGACAGCAGCATTCAAACTAGCAGGAGTAAATGCAACTCCTGACTGAAGTCCGATTGTAGCACCACAACTAGACGTAGCATCTACGGTAAATAAGGTAGCGTCAAACTTAATATTAAGTCTTGAAAGTACTGCTACGATTCTGTCTAACTGAGTTTGTAAAGTAGTCGCTGTATTGGAGTAGTTCCAAGTTTGACTCTTGAATACAGAGTTAGCTGGGAAAGATCCTGGGAAACAAGTAGCCCAAGTTAATGCGTAGTTTGCTGATGGTACACTAGATAAAGCAGTATTGATAGACGCAACTTGTGAAACAAGCAATGTAATCGCTGCTGAAGCATTACTAGTAGTAGAACCTCCAGGAAGTGTAGATGTATTTACAACTGAAGGAATTGTTCCTGCACCTGCAATATAAGTTTTTAAGTTATTTGCAGTAGTAGTTGTGCTGGTAATACTTCCATTTAATGAAGTATACATTCCGCACATGTTAGTTGTAATCCAGTTAATATAATCAGCAATTATATCGGTACTAGGTTTAGTAGTAAACGCATAACCTACGCAAGGATTGTCCAAGACAGTATTCATCTCTACATAACCTCTAATGGTGTTTACATAAGAAGTAAGAGAAGTCAAATACTGGTCTAGATTGTAAGTACCAGGTAATCCTGGGATACTTCCTTCAATGTTGTTTAGAATAATTTGTCCATCGTAGTCCTGCAGTGTAGTGTTAAGTGCACACATTGCAGCAGCAGCGGCTTGAACAAATTGAGCTTCAGTAGTAATTGGAGTACCAATACCAGTAAGCACTCCATTCTGACGAAGACAAGAGTAGTTTAAGGTAGAGTAATCTAATCCTCCTGCACCACTTATTCCAGAACACAAAGCATTGTGGAAGGTGGTGATGATAGTGTCTAGATTAGCTCCTGAAGCAATAACTGCATTCAACGTAGAAATAGTAATAGTGATGTCATTAGCTGGAGATGCTCCACCTACACTAGTACCTAAAATTCTAATTTGATTAAGCGCAGCATACCCAGAACCTCTGTTCGCCACTATTACACTGTACGTATTAGAACCTGCTGTTCTAACTACGTCGAATGTAGCACCTGTACCAGTACCTGTAATGTTAGTACCAGAGATGTTTGCGTGGGTAGTAGTTGTCCCAGGAACCACAGCAGTTCCTCCAACACTAATATTTCCTATTGCGCCTGTAGCACAAAATAAGTCTACACCTGAGTAAGTTATACACTTACCAAAGTTTGTCGATAAGCAACCTTGATCACTGCAAGGGGCTACAACCGAAGATCCGTAACAATCAGTACAATGTCCCATAGTTTATTTTATTGAATAGTACCCTCGCAGCACTCACAAATCTTTTTAATTAAAGCCTGAAGAAGTGTTCCCAATGTTAAAATTTGTTTAGTAGGATCACAGGGATCGTTACCTAAACATGCTGTATAACCGTTTTGTTGCATCCAATCTTTAAAGTTTTGGCTTAGAGGCAAATCTTCCCAATGCAAGTTTCCTTGATTAGTATTAATATCTTCGTTAACTAGATAGTTAAGTCTAGAACGTAATTCACATATCACAGCTACTAGTTTTAGGACTACTTCAGCTGAGTAATATTTGTTATCCTTTACGGTAACAGTGGCAAGATTCATTAGAGGAACAGTTCCGCACGCTGAATTTGCAGTGTCAAGAGCTGTTTTATCAAGACCTACGCGAGTATCCAACCCAGTCATAGTATCATCAATAAACTTGATGACATCGTTTAGGTAAGGATCACAATAGTCTTGTTTATCCAATAAACCATTAGCGGTGGGTGTACCAGTGTACTTAACACAACCTGAAGGTTGTATTTCTACGCAGTTATTAGTTTGACAACATTTGGCCATTTTAGTGTTTTAATTTAAAGTTTAATGTGTCTGCACATTCAAGGCAGTGTTGGTATCTTAAGAAGCTAACGTATTTACGCGACTTCTTATGGTATGGTTTTGTAAGATACTTGATATGCTGTAACTCTTTGTATGCAGCATTAGCAAGTTTCTTCTTAACAGTCAAGCTCAATTCTTCGGAGTAAGTCATCTGCTTTTCTATAAAGTTCAGTAGCCTTTTCAGGGTTGCACAAATCGGCATGCGCTTCCGCACCACGAAGTAAAAAGTCAACTCTATCTAAGTAATAGAGCATTTTTTCGTCTTCACAACAGTCAATGTATTTTACCCATTGAGCTGCAAGACGACAATCAATGTTGCAGGTTCTTAAATGAAATCTGCTATTTAATCCTAAGTCAGGACAAGTAGTAATTGTGAGATGATAGACACCATCAGGTAATTGATACTGGGCACTATCTTCATCACTAGCAACCAAGCCAAACGAGTAGGCGTTTAAAATGTTAATCTCATTTAAAACAAAAGGAAAATTGTAAGGAGTATCGTAACCTGGCACGTCAATAGTTATGCTTGCAGTGTCAGGAGCTACAGGATAATAGGATGTGTCTAGCACAGCCATAGTACCACAATCTTTTGATTTATATACTTCTAGGTTTAATTTAATGTTTGGCATAGGTTTAAATAAAGGGGAGATTTCTCTCCCCTATTAGTTTGTTTAGAAAATTGCAAATCCAACAGTTACAACACCAGTGTTTGCAGTAAGCGCGTAGATTGTTATTGTGCAAGAACCTGCAACAATATTATCTACCATACAGAATAAAACACCTGTCCCAGTTGTGTCATTTACCGTAGCTAAAATTACAGAATCCGCCTTGATAAAAGAATTGTTCAATGTAAAGGAAATTGAAGAGCCTGCACCAATAGTTTGGCTAGCAATAGTTAAATCACCCGCAGGGGCTTGCAAAGTAGTACTACCTCCAGCAGCAATACCTGTAACAACTCCTTTAGTCAAAGAAACGAACTTGGCACAGCAAGTTGGATTCTTTAGTAGAGTAACCACAAACTTCTCCAAAGAAGCGCCAGGGACAGCTTTGCTTTGAGTGTTTTTGTTGGTAACTAACTCTACGTATGTTCCAGTTTTTAAAATTAAATCTTTCATTTATTTTTTTTGGGTTAAAGGTAAAAAGGGGGAGTGTTACCTCCCCCAAATAAATTACACGTGGAGAACAGTAGGCAATACGTTGTTCAACGCAGTAGTTACCGCAGCAGTAACACCTGAAGAAGCCAACACAACCAATGAATGAGTGTTACGAGTTTTGTTCTCGAAACCTACAGGAGAATCCTCCAAGTAAGTGATCTCATACATGTCATAAGTAGTTGCAGAGTTAACATACAAGTACTGGTTAGCATCTTCGTTGTAAATTGGATTCCAGTAGTAACGAGCATCTGCAGTTGCAGGCAAGTTATTAGTGAAATGGTGACGCTCAAATTCTGCAATCGCAGCACCAACACCTACAGGATATTTAATGTCTTGAACTTTAGTCACGGCCCAGTTTCCGCAATCTGAAGGCAAGTCAAAATCCATAGTGGTGAAAGGTCCTTTGTGAACTACAGCTTGGAAACGAACCAAGTTAAACACGTAAGGAACTGCATCAGGAACACAAGCGTTTCCAAATTCGTCCAAAGCTTTACCTTCAAGTTCAATACCGCAAGCAGTTACTGAACCAGCACTAGCTTCGAATTTTTCCCAAGCAATACCATTGTAAGGAGGCAACTCTTGCGCACCGCTGTTGATAGCAGCTACGTTAGAAGTCAACTCATACATAGTAGTACCTAAGCTATCCGCATCAGAGTCACCATCAGTGTCTGAAGTGATAACGATGTCAGTACCAGCAGTTGCAACGAAAGAAGCATAAGCAGAACGCAAAGCAGTCAATACAGAAGTCTCTGCAGTACTGTCACCTGGGTCAGCTACTACCAAACGGAACTTGTAGGTAGGTGCACTACCTTTGTTTACCATAGTAGCAACTACATACTTGCTCAACAAAGGATTGCTGTTTACTTTGTTTACCAATTCAATCATGAAAGGGTAGCAACCTAAAGCATCGCAGTTTCCACCACACTCAGTGCAGCAAGTGGTTTTAACACGTACTGACTCCTGAATCATAGGTTGGAAAATACCTTTAGACCAGTACTCATCAATCTTGATAGTCAAAGTGTACTCTTCGTCACAACCGAAAACGGGAGACTTAGAATCGTTTACGTCATCGTAACCGATGTAAGTGATCTGTTGTTTAACAGTAGTATCTGCCTGTGTTTTACGGGTAGAGATAATGTTAGACAATTTGATGGGAGAACTTTTGAAAGAGCCATACTTGCTTCCAACGGCAGCTGAGCCAATTGCAACCAAGAAGTCTGCGTCAGCAGTAGTTCCACCAATGTTAGCATAAGTGTTGGGGTTGTACACGCCCATCACTTGTTTGCCTAAAGCGTCAGTAGTCAACGAGGTGTTTACTGAGGTAGGCACGAATACTTGTGTGATTTTGTGATTCATGTTATTTTATATTATTCAGAGTGTTTAACGAACCTATCTTCGGCAAATAATGCCTGAGTTTGATTATCATTAGATTGTGCTGCAAATTTTACGGCTAAATCTACTATATCATATTTAGCATAAGCAGGAAGTTCACAGTTTACATCTTTAGATAAAGTTCCATCTAACTTCTCGTAACCTTCAACATCAATAGTTTTAGGATAACGTAAGTAAGTTAAAAAGACTTCATTCACTGTAAACTCCTCTCCAGTATATACGTACAACTTATCATCGCCTATGGTAGCTAGTGTGCTTCTCCATTCAAATGAAGGGCTAAAGTTCGCGTCAAAATACATGGTTCGGATGTCTCCTTGCTTTACTAAATCTATTCCAATGTTCTGCACACATTTGTTTTTTGTGGCAGCACAGTGGCCAGATACGTAGAACATATAATCTGCTGCTTGGTCTAATGGGCACTCATAGCCTACTAGATAAGTATCATTCGTTTTAATTGCATTGAGTTTTGCATTAGTAACCTTTAAGGTCTGCAAGTCATCAATACGTTTCCTAATAGACTCATACCCTGTTTTGTATACGTTGTTAGGGTTAATCTTAGTTTTAACCCAAGAGAGTTGAGCACGATTCAAATAAATGATAATATCCTCAACTGGAATATCCACATTGTCCTGGCGATTAACTTTGTTAATCATCAGTTTAAACTCGTATATCAACTCTTGAACAGGTATCATTATAAGGTATTAATCTTTAGTTTTTGTTTTAACTTGTCTTTGAAAGAATCGTATTCTACGGTGTTCTTAGGGTCAACCAAAAGAAGTTCAAACTCCTCTGCTGATTTAGCCCACACATGCTCACCTTCGTAAACTACAGAACCTTTTACACGGACAATGTTTGTGTCTACAAGATCGCGAATCAAAGATTTGACATCTAACAAGTCATCACTGTAATTCATGATTCTCATAAAGTTTTCTATAGGATCAAGTCCCAAAGCAGTTGAAGGAGTTCTTAAGTACTCATCCACTGCATTGTATACTTCTTCCTCGGAAGCTGTATTAGAAAGACCTAAGCCAATAAGCTTTTGAACTTTCTTACGTTTGATTTGGCTCATTTTATCTAAAGCCGCAATCGCACTGTTAATACGCTTCTTGCGTTCAAATGTACTCTTAGTCTCAACGGTTCCATCAAATACGTAAAATCTTACCATAGATCCGTCAGTTTCGCCAGACTCAATTGCATCTAAACTAGGTGCAACCATTTCTGTCTCCATCAACCAGTAAAAGTTTACTGCATCTCTTGGATTGTCCATATTAAAAATGTTATCTCCGTCCTCGAGGTTAATTCCATTTTCTTTTATTTCGTCATAGAACGTACTGTTAGGTTCAAGTGACTCGTCAAGCAAAGATTCGTAGTACTCTTTTAATTGCTTAACTCGTGCAGTTTCTTGTTCCCTTGTTTTTAAGTCCAGGATTCCTTTCAACTTCGGAGAGTTTTCATCGAGTCCTGTTCTTATTACACCCCTTGAATCTACTCTCGGATAAAACTTTCGAGCAGTTCCTGGGATAAAGTTGTAGCCGTTTTGGGCTAATGATCCTTCTAATGTGCGAGGATTAGAGATCGATTTTTTGTAAGGGCGGATTATACGCACTCCCTTTAATAATTCTTTAGTCATGGTTGGTTTTTGTTTTTGTTTAATCTATGTCCCTGTAAGGGGGAGTTTTCGGCTCCCCCTCTAGAGACCGCCTAGATTAGAGGCGTGGGTATTCTTTAATGATTACAGTTCTGGTTGGATCTTCCAAGAAGATACCGCAGAAGTCTTTCATGATGTAAGTGCTATAAGGATCTTTGTTAGCAATTACAGTTTGTTGACTTCCGAAACCTACTGAACCAGGGATGTACTGGTAGTACATGTTAGGACGAGTTGACAATTTCACCTCGCGGATGTTAGAGCCACCTTCGTTGCTCACGTCCATGATGATGAAAATTGGTGGAACTTTCTTATTAGGACCTAATTCCAAGAAAGTAGCATGCTCGTTCAATTGTTCAAGTTCGATGAACTCAACAGGACCAGTTTCAGTAGTCATGAAGTGGTCAAACTGTAAAGCGTAACCTTGCTTCAAACGATCTTTACCATCCATGAATTTGTCAGCAGACAACATGAAGTTAGAGTTGTTGAAGTCTTTACGCATTGCAGATGAAGCCAATTCCATACCTGCACGGTTAGTGTATACTTTTACATAACGCTCAGATACTTTCACACGGTTGTAGAACAAGTCACCGATTGCAGAACGCAAAAGGTTCAAGCTGAATTGACCGCGATCATAGTAGATAACGTTACCCAAGTGCAATTGCTGCCACAAACCTGGCTTCAAACGAGTTGGACGACCTTTTTCATCTTTAGTGTTACCTTGACGACCCCACATCAACATGTTCGCACGCATGCGCATCATCTCCATACGAAGCAATCTAGATACTGTAGGCTCCCAACCAACGATTTTGGTTTTCTCACCTTCAGCGTTAGGATCAGTTACAGAGTAGTAAGTGATATCCAAAGGATTACCAGAAGCGTCAGTTTGTGCACCTAATTTGGTAGCATCAGCCCAGTCAGTGATGGTATGCTCTACACCATATTGGTTAAGAACATCAGCCATAACTTCTAAGTGACCATCGAACAAGCCTAAACCAGAGAAGCTAGTAGAGAACTCACCCAATACGTTACCAACTTTGAAGTACTCAACCCCTACTGTCAAGAAGCGTGAGCTTACGAAATCAGCAGAGTTAGCACCAGCAGCACGGCAACGATAACGGAAAGCATTTTGAAAACGCTCACCTTCAGACACAATCTGAACTTGAACCTCTTGCTCGTAACGGTGAGAAGTGATAATATCGTTAACAGCAAATACTTGCTTGTCAAGGATAATGTCAAACTCTTGTCCGTCGATACCAGGCTTTGCAGGCAAAGCTGAAGTAGTACCAGCAGAGTAAGCAGCTACAACTTTAGGAAGTTCAGCGCGTTTCTTAATCTTGTAGGTGAAAACACCATTAGGATCGTTTACCATGAAGGGCTTGCCAGACTTCATAACAAGATCGATCAAATCGTTAGAATACAAACGAGTGTCTGTAAACAAACGAATCATCATTTTGTCATACTGGTCAGGCTTAGTACGCAACATAGTTTCGACAAAGTTTTTGTCGGTCAGTTTGTTCAAACCATTTTTGGAATAGTAAGAACTAGTCATGTGGGCGTTAGCTATCACTCGCCCATTGACTCTTGGAATGTTTTGATTTGGCATAGTTCTTTTAGTTTATGTTATTATTTAAAGTACCTAGAGAACATGTCTTGGTCAGACTTGTTGCTCTTGGCGGGCTTTTTAGTTTTGGTTCTCAATTCGTTGAAAATTGAGTTTGTCTCTTCAGATACACCTTTCTTTTTAATTGGACTCAAGTCTAGGCCGTTCTGAACTAGTCTTGCTACAGCTAAAAATTTAGATGGATCCTCTTGACGCATTACAGCTAGTTTGTATTCAAATTCGCTGATTTTTTGTCCGTTAGGTAATTGTACTGATTTAGCTAAAACAAAATCAAACAACTCCCCAGCAGAGTTTTCGTTTATAGGATATCCTTCAATTGATCCGTCCTTAATGGATTTCTCAAGAACATTAGCATACAACTCTTGACGCTCTTGTTCTTTCTGTTGAGCGGCCTCTACTCTAGCAGCACTTTCTTGTGCCATAGTTTGACGCTCATACTCCATTCTCTCAAGCAGTTTTCCGTGATACTTTTTAGCGTAAGAAGGAAGTCTTTCGTTATCTTTTGCATAAGCAATCTGATCGTCGATTTCTTCTTCTTCCATTCCTGTCTTTGCTAGGTAGAGACGTACAACTCTTTCTTGATTCATTTCACTGTTCAAGTCAATGTTAGCTACAACCTCTTCGTTACGGAACATAGTCAAGTACTCGTTAACTGGAACTTTATTTATAAATAAGTCCTCAACAAGTTTAACTCCTGCTTCTCCGTAAGTTTCCAAAGCAATGCTTTCTAAAGTATCCCAAGCTTTCTTCTCAATGGTTTCTTCCATCTTATTTAAGAAAGTTTCTTCAGTCCACTCAATCTTTTCTGGATCTTCTCCTTCTCCTACTTCCAACATTCCTGCTTTGATTAATCCTTTTCCAAAGGTTTCAAAGTAGTTGATGTCATCATCGTCCTCATCATCATCTAAAGGTTCATCCTCATCTGCAGGTTCATTTGCAGGAGGTTGACTTTGAGTTTTCTGTGCGGGAGCTGGTGGCTCATCGTTAGAACTAGATGTATCGTCATCTTCATCTTCGTCATCCAAATTATCATCTGGAGGAGTTAATGGTTTGCCAGAAAGAATATCAGGTGCGATATTCTTGTTGGGGTCATAGGCGGGAGAATCAATTGGATCTTCTCCTGATAGTAAATCTAAGAACTCTAGACTTTCTAGTGGATTGTCATTTGTTATCATGTGGTTGGTTTGGTTAGTTCAAAATTAATGTTTAAAAAAATTAATTCAACAAGTTAAAAAAAGTCGTGATTATTATAGCCAAACTGTAAATTTGGCTTCTTACTTTTTCTTATCATACTTGTTTTTATTGGTTTTTGCTATCTGAAGACTAGTGTCTATCTCCTTCTCTTTAAGATCAAGTTCTCTTTCTTTTAAAGAGTTTTGTCTTTGCTTGGTTGCTTTTTCAAAAGCATCCTTAGAGATTTGTTGAGATAGAGACGTTTGTTTGATTAGCAAATCAGTTGTGTCTGCTGTTGGATTAAACGAACCTTCGTTTGCAATACCTCTAAGCTTTTCAACTTCTAGGCGGTTTTGTCTGTCAAGTTCTTTGTTCATATCATCACGACGAGCCTGTTCAGCTTTTTCAGCAGCGTCCATTTGCATTTTTTGCTGGAACTGTTCTTGCTGTTGAGCCATCTCTTGTTGCTTCAACTGGTTCTGTTGCTCCATCATTGCTTGCTTACGCTTCTGTACATCTTCTAGAGTCTTACGTAAGTTTCTTTCAGATGATGCAGTAAACAAGTCAAGCATCTCGATAAGCTCGGCTCCGTTCTGCATTGCAGGTTGTGCCAACTGTTTCAATTGGTCAAGAGTAGCTTTATCTTCTGCGTATGAAGTTACAAACACAAATAACTCGTGAAGAAGTTCATCTTTCGTAATCTGGAGAAAGACATTCTCTAATTCAGAGTTAAGATAGTTTAATGTAGAAGTTGGCTTCTGCAACTCTATGTATTGAGTCATATCTAGAATAGTCTGATAGACTTTTTGAAGAATAGTGTCGTGCCAAGCAAACCAAGTTTCAGTCTGTGCAAAAGATTGTACCATTGCATGGTTGGTAGCTGTAGCAGTTTCTGAAGGTTGAGTTGCTCCTAAACGCTGACGAGTAATACCAATCAATTCATAAGCTTCGTTTCTTAAGATTTGTGCTAATTGAATACGAGTCTGTATCTCAGCAGAACGAGAAAGGTCTACGCGAGACATTTGGTTAAACTGAACTGCACCTCCTGTATTCTCAATAGAAGTATCGATAAACAATGTACCTCTGTTCTTAGCGTTCCACAAAAGCATCTCAATAGGGTCTTGAGAATCTTTCTTAGGAATCACCTTCAAGTCACCTAGGAACACAACACCTATTTCTTTTTCAAGCAACTCCCACAATTGGTTCATTGCAATGTTATAAAGAATCTGGTACGGCTTAAGCAAGTCTAAGAAAGATTTACCTTGAGTATTACGTGCTGTGTTGATTACTCCTACAATAGGACTCGAAGAAAGATACTCTAAAGGCTCTACGTTGATGTAGATATCTGCTCCTATCTTAATTCCTCTCCACCACTCGTTAATCCAAATCTCTTCAAGAGATACATCTCCCATACGTTTGTCAAACTTGTAATCTTCGTTTACAAACATTTCTTGCTGGAAGCCTTGCTCATCTAGGAAAGTTCTTTTGTAGATTAACTTCTTAGACTGCCAGTAACAAGTAACTACTGTAAAGGCGTGCTGAGAGTTAAACGAGAATACGTTATGGTCAATACCTCCGTTAGCAAAGTCACCTACGTTTTCGAAGGTCAACTGCCACAAAGGATCGTTAGGGTTAGGAAGTGCTGGAGCTAGTGGAGAATATTCGTTGTTACGAAGATTCTGGATTGCTCTGGTTTCAAGATGCTCAACTTCCTCTCCTGTTAATTGGTAACGTGCAAGAATCTCAGAAACAGAAAGAACTTCAATAGTTCCAATTGCCCAACAATCATCTGTGTAGATAGCATTACGATTTGCTAAGTACCAAACGTTTGAAGGGTTCTCTACTTTGTAACTATAACCTACACGAGAGTTATCTGGATAGAAGTGGTGATACTCTTTACCTGTAATTAAGAAATCAAGAAAAGCCTGCGCTGATTTCTCTTTAAAGTTAAAGTGATACTTAAGTGCAGTTAATGTTTTATTACCCCACTCTTCTGCTAAAGAAGTATAGTCTAAAATTTTGTTTTGAATCTCTTGTTCTTGAGCAGCCATCTCTTCAGGAGATATAGGCTGGCCTTCTAGCTTAGCTTGTAGTTGATTTAAGAAATAGTCTTTAAGGAGATTAGTTCTGAAATCAATTGTCTCTTCTATAGCCGCATCGTCTACTGCCTTTACCTTGTACTTGTGTGGGCGATTAATCAATTCACCTTTAAGTTGGTTAATTGGCGGAGTTACTATAGAATAATGTTTAAGATACTGAGGAACTTCAGGCTCTTGGTCAGGTACATCTGCCAAGTAATCAAGAATCTCTTTGAACTCTGGCTGATTAACATAATCCTCAAAGTTAAATTCACCGTTAAACAATCTATAGTTTTTACGGAATTGTATATTTTGTTTGTACTGAGCAAAAGCAATGTTAGCAAAGTAGTCTAAAGTAGACTTAATAAACTGCTCAGTGCCTTTTTCCTTCCTAGTTACAAACTGTTTAGGATAAAAATACGCATGATTTAGCGGGTCATTGTATTCTTTTAAAGCTTCAATTATCATAGTTGTAGTTATCTAAATCTTGAAAATGGTGTTGATCCTCCAATCCTAAATGGACTAGAAGTTTTTTTGGTTTGAAAGTATTCTCTAATCCTGTCGTCCTCTGCATTACTATGGATGGTAATTTTATTAGAAAGACTTCGAGTCATAGCCAATGTCAAACCAAATGCAATAATACGGTCAACATTGAGTTTTGGTGTATATTTTATTAATTCTTTTATCAAAAGGGGATCTAAAATTCTAGTTACACCTAAGCGTTCTTTTGTAATATTTCCTGCTGCATCACGCTCTACATCAATGACTTCAGTTATATACTCGATAATAAGACCTAGTAGATAAGCCTTAATCTCTTTGGTCATGTGTATTCCGTAGTCACGGTTTACCATAGAGTTGGGGTGGATGTCCGTTAAGAATGATGGAGTACGTTCTAGAATACGTGCACCTTCATTTTTCTCTACGCAGTGTTGAATAAAACCATAGTCCATGTTTTCACAAAGACTCTTGGCATTATAGAATTTTAATAGGTTCTTGGTATTCTCGTACCACATGTCAATCTTCTTAGGACGACCTGTGTATGCGGCCACAACAATATTCTGCCAACCTTCACCTGAAAGATTATGAACTCTTTTATAAATGTAAGTAGATCCTAATGAAGTAGAGTATTGTGCTTGAGATTGTTTGTATGGGTCAGTCCCTGCTGTATAAAGTCCATAAGGTGCATCTAGAATAGGATACTCCCATATTTGGGTTACGCCTTCTAGATTATCTGCTGGTTTAGTTGGAAAGTTTTCTACAGGCTTTTTATCCGTGAACTTGTGTCCTACTTTTCCATCAGGCTTTACGTACAATTCTACAAAATCTGCACGTACTTCATTTGCTACAAGTTTCTGTAATTGCTCCTGAAGAAGGTCTACAGGAAAAATGTTCTGTGACATTTCCATAAAACACTCCTCGTGCGTGAGCGGGTAGTACATGACCTCCTTTAGATAAGCTTCAAGACCAGAGGCTTTTTTAACTTGCTCCCTGTTCTTTATAATCATTTCCTTACCCTTGTCTTGGTTGGCTACCCAAATAGTAATGTTATCTAGTTCAGAAGGATCTTCTTTCTCTAGGTAAAGTCCAAGAGGAGTTGGTTCTTTAGGTACTTTAAGAGACTTTGTTCCTGGGACAAATAGTCCGTAAGACTTTCCAGACTCTTCTACAGCTACGGGAAGAAAGTTATATGCGTCAGGGTTATTAAAAAGTTCTTCTAAGTCTCCTGCCTTAGTCATGTCTCCCGATGTTCCAATTACAATAGGAGAACAACGCCATCCATAAGGTGAGTCAAAACATGGGATAGTCGCAGCCAAGCAGTTCAAGATTCTGCCTTTACCTGCTTCTTCAAGCATGAAAGAGGATAGAGTAAGACCTGCTGCTGCTTCCGTATTGTTCCCTTCGTCAAAGTTTCTTACATGTATCTTAGACCACTCGTGTCTTGCGTTGGACTTTTTGTCTTTGTAACCTAAAGTTACTTGACGTTTCCAGTCGTCTTCAATACGGGGGAATCTAAAATAATCAGGGAGGTTACGCAAAATAAGATCCACGGCTTGAGTAGTGTTATTCAAGTCAGGTTGGTTTAGAGCGGAAATTAGATTGTCCCCTCCCTGAAGTGTAATTGCCTTATGGGCAATGTATGAAGATGTAAGAATGGTTTTTGAAATACGTCGACTACCTACTATCACCAGACCTTTCTTTCCATCTGGGTGATTCTCTGCGCGGTAAATCGCATCATCCACTTCTAGGTATGTATCCCATAACTGGGGCTTACCTAGTTTCCTTATATTTCTATTTCCTACCTTTTCGTCAATGTATAAGGCCCCAAAATTTAAATGCCAGTATACAAAAGGAGAAAAGTAGAAACCATTTATAGTTACTCCTTCATTTATCTTTTTGTCCTCATTTTGCCAAAACGCAGTATACTCTGCTGACTCTGGGTCAGGCAAAGACTTTACGTTAATTAAAAATTCTGGACTGTCTAAATGCATACTTAAAAGTTTTTCATTTTACCGTTAATCTCTTGAGAACCACGAGCCTCTTGTTTGGCTTCTTCTTTTTCTCTAAGCTTATCTACAACATCTAGTAAGGCTAGGTACTCTTTCATGGTATCTCTAAGAGATTTAATCTGACTCTCGATTGAGGCAATTACCATAGGCATGGTTCCACCTTTGGATGTTGGCTTCCATTCTATTCTGTCCTTCAGAGTATTGATAGGGTTGTTATCTATGTACGCTCGCCATTCGGCTAGTTTAGATTCTGCCCATTCTAGTTCTGCTGATACGTATGTTTGCTTTTTATTCGCCATATTTGGTTAAAAATTCTTGGTAGGATAAATTCATAAAGTCCTCTAGAAGAGTAGCATAAAAATCTTCATTCTTTCCCTTCTGGCTATACTGATAACCAGCTTTCCAAAAAACCTTTGTTACAGAGAACAAAGAATCTTGGAATGTTTTAGAGGGTTGAATGATTTCTTTTTCCCTTCTAGAAGACTTCGGTTGGTTGGTTTGCATTGTCTGATTACTTTTTAACAGCTTTGGTTATGCTGATTTGAGAGTCATGAGGCATAATGTAAAGTTCTACTCCGCATTTAGTGCCTTTTTTGCCACCACAGCCATTAGTGATTGTGGTTTGGTTCTGGGGTTGTGTGTTAGTTTTGTTCATATTGAGTCCATTTAGGGTTTAGTTTTTTATCTGGATTATCTTCGTTCCAGTCTACGATACCACAATCCGAAGATAGGGAAGACGTTTTAATTTCGAGGATGCAGCCACATAGCGAACAGTGTAGCTCAGGTCTGGACGTGTCGTAGTGCTTTCCAGTGAGTTGTTCATATTCCTCGGATATTCTAGCATTGATAGAATTGTAAGGGCATCCAAGGCAAATGTCCATTCGGGAAGATATAACTTCTTTCTTCTCATTGCTTAATAGTCTAAAACGGTTTGCTACCTTGTTCGTCAGTCCATGTAAAATCTTGTCCGCGTTCTGAAGTCCTTTTTTGCTGATACTCAGGTATTCTTTGAATAGATTCATATATTTGGTTTAGTTGGTTTTCCAGTTGTTCTGATCGAGTCATTTTGTTTATGTGATACGTTTCGTTCACAAAACCTGTGTCTTTAAGTTTCGTTATTCTTTCTCTAAAAGAATAAAGGGCATTTAAAAGAACCTTATGTTTGGCAACTATAATACTGTACGCAACCTTAGGTTCTAACTCAGGATCTAAAAACTCATTGACTGCTGTCTCTAGTCCAGCAATAAAACCTGTGAGATTACGAATAGAAAGACCAGGACTAAACTTCATAGCACCTAATCCTTTTAATTTTACCTTACATGCAGGAGTATTCTGCGCCTCTTCTAAACTTTTGTTTATGTACCAAGTATAAACAGTATTAACATCTGACACACTATATCCTGTCTTTCTAGCTACAGAAGAAAAGAATCCATGCGTGTTGAATTTGATTTCGTTAGTGTGCCGTTTCGAACTTAACATTAGATGTTATATTAGATTCAGGAGATGTTGTATTCAATACTACGGGGGCCAATTCCTTCAAAGACAATAACAAAGTAATAGAAGCATTATCTCTAGCTATAGGAGAAAGTTTCTTGTTTATTATATTCTTTTCTAACAGCCCTAATTTACGTAACCGAGTGATTGCGTTAGAGATAACCTGCGCAGAAGTCTGATTTCTTTCTGCAATAGAGTCTTTAATCTCTTTGTTAATTGTGCCATAATAAGAGCTGTGCGCTAGAATACTAGTGTACAAATCTGACAATCTATGTCCTGCCAGACGTAGTAAAATATCTATGTATGCTTGATGAAGTTGCACGCCCGATTCGTATTTTCTTGCTACTTTCATTGGTTGGTTTTAAACAAAGATAATATACAACCAAAAAAAGTCAAGTTAAAAGTTATAACTCATCAAGTTAATTTTTCATAATTAACATAGAAAGTTAAGATAAAGATTCCCACTATAACTTCTTAACTAAATCTATTAAACACTTCTCAACTGCTTTTGAATAGGCTTTTTTATTGTGAGGAATTTGCTCTACAGTTAAGAACATTGCATTTACGTAAACTGTCTTAATGTGCCTAGAATAATGTGTAATGTTATTAGCAGTAATGGACATATTTACTATATAGTCTCTTTTTAGTAACTGGATTCCTGCAATGTTAATTATTCTTTCTGGAATACCAATAGTGTTTAGTGCTAAGTCTACCTTAATGCCTGTGTCACAAATACTATACTTATCTGCAATTAATTGTTCGGCTGTTGTTACAATTCCAAAATCTACAGGTCTCCCTGCAAGTTCCTTCATCTGTGTGTGATTTCTAACTGTGTCAATTTTGTAACATTGACCGCTTAACGATGCTGTAATAGCAGCTGTGAGAATTATAATTAGTTTTTTCATGGTTAATAAGTTACTTGTCCTGAGTACCCTGGAGCAATAAGATATAAGTTTAGTGTTCCTCCTGTAGTAAGTGTTGAGGTTGTAAATGTAGCTACTCCAGGGTAAGTTGTGCGCACATTTACTTTAGATGCGACTATAGCATTATACTGAGCAAGTGTGAAGATTCTTACATCAGGTGCAGTTTTCCACCGATTAAATCTTCCTGCCTTTCTACCAGATAGATAATACTTGTCAGCTATGTTTATTCGCCCGTCGTCATTAAGATCAAATCTATGATAGGTAAGACCGTTAATTGTAGTCTTACCTAAGATAATATTAGAAATGTTTTGTATGTCTGCATTGGTGTAGGCTTGAACTCTGGTAGGCGCATCTATCTGAATATAGTATTCCTTTGATGGATCGTAGGCTTCTGAAATAGAATAATAACCTGAAGAGTTAGTATAGATTGTTTTATAGAGAGTCCAAGAAGAAGTTGTAACTAAATATTCAAACTCTAGTACATAAGGAAGATTGTAGTTGTTAGGTAAGTCATTCCACCTTCCATTAGATACAAACTGTACGTAGTCTTCATTACCTGCATTGTTTGGTTCTCCAGAGTTCCAGTTAGTATAAGAATAAGTTTCTCCTGTTACCCATCTCCAAGTACCTTCACTGACTTCATCTGTTAGTCCTATCCATCCTGAAGGCCATATATTAAATATAAATGATTGTTCACCTGAAGTTGTAATGGTTACTAAGTGTCCACCCATAGCTACACAGTTAGACCTAGCAGTAGTCCAAGTAGCACTTCCAGTAGAACGATAGTAAGAGTGTCCATTATAATTTTGTTGGTTAGTAAATCCTGCAATGGTTGAGTTTGTTCTTCTGTACAGTTTAACAGCCACGTTAGCTGCGCCAGAACCATTCGCATTATAGAGATATCCCGAATAGGTAAATTGTGCTATTAGAGGAGACGAGAATAAAAAAAGAACAATCAGCCATCTCATATCTTTAGTTTACCTCCCATTAAGACTTGATAGTTTACTATATCCTGGTTTGCGATATACGTACCTCCTGCGGTTAAGCCAAATTTAAAAGTCTTAGTTATAGAATAGTTAATGTTTAGGAACGGAACTATAATAGGCTGAGACTCAAACAAACTCTCAGTGTAGTATTTTGTGTATGGTGCGTACACACTAGCTGCGATAATGGTAGCGTCAATATGTTTAGTTAGTTGTCCTTTGTACATAAAACCTCCTATAAGAAGAGTAGAGATTACTTCTTCTTTAAATAACTCTCCGTAAGAAGCGGCTGCTCCGTACAGAGCTGTAAAGTTTTTAAGCGAGTTTACTCTTACAAAAAGCAATGAGCCGTTGTAAGACCTAGGCATTAAGTTAATTCCCGCAGATAATACGTTAATGTGCTTGTGTCCTTTTTTGTTAACGCCCATCCAAGATCGCATACCGTTAAAGTTTCCAATCTTTGCATTAACCATATAGTCAGCAGACAATCCAATTGAAGCTGTGCCATCTCCTTTAACACGAGTAAAAGACATAGTACCACGCGCGTCTTGTGCTTGGTCTTTAACTGTCTGAACACCTACAATGTCTCCTGTAACTAGGATAGCTGGTTTCTGTGTTTCTACTTTACCTTTTGCTGCTGACTTTGCAGACGCACTTCCGCCTGCTTGTTGGGTTTCGGACTTTTGTTCTTCAATTTTTTCAGGGGTTTTTTCTTCGGCTGGAGTTTCGCCCTCTCCGCCACTTCCACCACTTCCGCCAGAGCCTCCCTTAGATTTGCTCCCAACACTTACTTGTCCTTGCGACGTATTGGACCCTTGTCCAGATGATTCGCCACCTTGACCAGAGTTATCCCCAGAATTACCAGTAGAATTATTATCTCCATTGCTACTGGGCTTGTCGTTCGAACTTTCATTTTTACTGTCTGTACTTGTTGTTCCTGAAGATGTTGTACTTCCTATAGAGGTACTAGATCCCATAGAAGTTGAGGATAAATCTAAACTAGATATTGAGTTTAAATTCATCACACTACTAACTAAAGATGTTACTGTATTAGTTGAGGTAGTGGTTGTAGTTGTTGAAAATACTCCTTCGCAGGGTTTAGCGTTTCGAAAATTCAAGTAGGTACTATTTAACCAATTGTCAAATGTACCATCCTGAAGTTCTGCGTAATTAAAACTTCTGACTTGCCCATAGTAACTAATCACTATAGGAGAGTTCATATCTGCGAATATAAACTTTAGCTCTTTTGTACACGGGTCTGTGTACGAATATGTAAAGGACTGAGCGTTTAAACTCAGTCCTATACACATAAACAAGATTAATATGTTAACTCTTAAAGACACCGTTCTTGATAAGGTTTTCAATCACTTTAGTTGTAGCAGTTTCTAGTGATTTACGTGTAGCCTTACCTACTGTGCTTTGAGAAAATTTCATTCCGTCTAGCGACTTAAGAAAAGATTCTCCAGTTTTAGTGGACTCTCCTTCTCCTGAGCCAATAAAGATTTGTCCTGTTTTTGCATCTACAAAACGAACTTGTAAACGGATAAAAGTAGTAACAACTACTTTAGCTTTAGCTCCTTCTACAGTTTCGTCTTCATCTACGGCAAAATCTGCCACAGTCACATACACAAAGTATTGTGCTGCTTTGATCTTTCCTTTGCCATCAATGGGTTCTTCAAAGACTCCTTTTTTAGAGGCTTTGAACTGAGTTACCATCCTTTCCTTGATTTCACCCTTTTCCTCAGTAAATACAAAACGATTTGTCTCATCTAAATAATCTAATACGGATTCCGCAAAACCTAACCCTACGTTCTTCTCTTGCAAGTCTGGATACATAGCCAATACTTTAGTCATGTCCATACTAATAACTTGTACGGTTCTCTTGATAGAGTCCGTATAGTTAGAGACAGTAGAGATGTCTGCTTTCTCAATAACCTCATCCTCGGTTGTGGTCTTCATAGAACCACAACCATAGACAAGGATTACAATCAATAGGCTACCAAGGATCTTCTTCATCTGCTGGAGGTTTAGAAGCTGGTGCAGTCGCAGGGGTAGGAGCAGGAGCAGGAACTGTTTTTTCCTTAATAATTACAGTGTTGCCACCGCCATTATTTTGTTGCTTCTGTTGATTCTCATTACTGTTAGTAATGTTGATTACGGGTGCGGGCGCTGTTACAGCTGTTGGAGTATTATCTTTCTCTTCTCCACCACCTAAAGTAGTAGCGAACCAAGCACCACCTGCAGTAACTGCGGTGGTGATGGCTCCGATAATAGCTTTCTTTACTCCAGACATTCCGCCTTCTTGTTCTTCTGACATAATATTAAGAGTTAGTTGTGTTAGACAAAGATACTCCATCCTCCTCATCTACTTTTTGAATAAGCATTTTGTCGCGGTCTTCTGAATTAAACCAGTAGTCTACTACTTTGTTCAAATTACCTACAAAGGCTCCAAAAAGGATAAGTAACATTTCTTTCCAAGATTCTTGAATCTCGACTCCAAAGAATACTGCTGAGTTAATCCCAACAATAATGAAGAAAAATAAACCTAATACGATGGCAGTAATTCTCCAACGATTAGCTTGCATCTGTTGTAGCATGTAATAAAACCTATTGTTAGGCTCGACTGCTACGGGTTCTGCTTGGCCGAAGCCAAGTTTGTTCTTTAAACTCATAGTTTTATATAATTAATAGTTTAGAATTTAGTAACTGTTTGTTTGTTCTTAGTACCAAAATGTAAGTTCCATTAGATAATCTTTCTAGATTTGTAGTGTATTGGTATGACCCTTTAGGCATTTTTGTATGTAAGATAGTTTCAATTAATTGACCTACTTCGTTGTACAGAGATAAATCAACTTGGCTTTCTTCTTCTACTTTAAAATGAATCTCTACGTAATCTACTGTAGGATTAGGAAACGCCAGCATAGATGAAATATCTTTCATTGCTACTGTGCCTTTTCTACGCACCTCTACGATACCCATAGTAGGAGTGATTACCATGTCTTTTGCTTTGTCATCACCTACGTATTTTTCAGATGTCCAGATAGCTGCGGTTGCCCAAGAGTCTTGTGGTTTTTTAGCAATAAACTGTAAGGTAAATGCTTGTTCTCCATCAACCAATAGATTAGTGTTAGTTAAGTCTGCTCCTCCCCAGGAAACAATTCCTCCTGAAGGATTAGTGTATGCAGTCCACTTCATTAATTTTTCAGTCATTTCAATGTTCTTAAACTCTAAGTAAGATGTGTCGTATTTAAGATCTAACTGAAGAGCGCCCAAAGATTTTCCGTTTGTAAGAACTTTAACTGGTACGTTTACTAAGTTTCCACTCTCCACGGTAATTTTCGGCATGTTGATTTCTACTTTATCTAAAGTAGGATTGTCATAAGATACTGTTTGGTCAATAATGTATTTCTTAGCATTTGCTTGGTTGACAATTTTAATAGGAGTCAAACGAGCCATCTTAAATCCTGTAGAGTTTGCGTCTCCTTTTACTGCTACGTAATAGGTAATGGAGTCTCTACCGTCAATAGTGTAATTAAAGTTATTTACAGTAGCATAAGTTGAAGTTAAGTTAGATGTAGCCCCGTTGATTGCGTTGTACTCAGCGACAGTAAAGAACATTACGTCTTTCTTAGAGTTAGGCCAAGAAGTAAATCTACCAGCTAATCTTCCATACACAGAGTATACGTCAGCAATATTAATGTCTCCAGTAGTTCCATTTACATCCATTGTGTAGTAATCAAAGCCTGAGGGAGTGTATTGACCTAGTATAGATTGGTTAATCTTCTGTGCATCCGCAGTAGAGAATACGTTACCTGGAGTCATTGTGTCTCCTTTAACAACCATGCGGACATCCCAATATGTAGTATCTAAAAATTCTCTAAACACAACATGTCCTACAGAGTTAGTTGCCTTAGCATCTACTTGAGTCCAAGACCCAGTTGGTGCTTTCTTTTCTAAAGACACCCACAAACTCTTAGCATCAGAGCCTGTAACGTTTTTGAACTTAGCAGCGAATCTTAAAACTTTCTGATTGAAACGACCTCCGTAAGAGTAAACTACCAAAGTAGTGTCGTTACCCCAGTTAGTAGCAGCTTTGTTTGCAAATGATTTAACACCTGCAACTTTCATAGTCTTAATAGAATCTAAGTTGTTCCAAATAGCACTACTAGCATGAGTGAAAGTCAGGTCAAAAGTTGCTCCGTTAGAATAGTTAAAACTAGCACTAGAACCTGTGTACGCTAAAGTTACAGTTAAGAATCCCTGTGCGTTACTATCTACATACTGAAGGTATTGGTCTGAAGTAGAGATCTTTAAGGAAGGCACTACAGCAGTAAATGCAGTGTTGTCGTAGAATACACGAAACTGCATACCTGTGATCTTTTCAGAAGTAGAAGTGTTGTAAAAATGAAGTGGAGCTACTGTTTGTCCTACAGTAGTTGTAGCTACTTGATAGCCTGAGTCAATAACAACCCAATGGCCCGTACCTGGAGAAGTGTTTGCACTTTGTGCAAATAGGTTAGTAGCCAAGGTTATTACCCCGACTACAAATAGAATTAGTTTTTTCATTGTCTATATTTTTGCAGTTTTTCATAAAGATTTGCCAGTAACCATGGCTCAGGGGTTGGAATGTTTTTGATGAAGGACAACTCGTACATGTAGCATTTATATTCTTCTTCCGCTTCACTTAAAACAATGCCTTCTTTTGCGTAGAAAAGATGCTGGCTTTCGTGAACTAAGACGCAGGCTAAGTTGTTAATTGAATTTAACTTAATGTCTGCATCTGCTACAAGTATGGTATAGCGACCTTCAACTATACCTGTGGAAGAAAAAGAACTGTTCCAAAAATCAATCCGCTCACAGACTTCAGTAAAAACTATGTACTTATCAATGTCATAGTTTTTAATTAGGTTGATTGCCGAATCAATTTTTAAGTCCCAGCCATCCCCTGCCTTTGACAATGTTTGACAAAAGCAGGAGTTGACTAAGAAAAGAAGACTACAAAGGGCCTTCCAATTTTTCATTTATTTTTTTGCCTTAGCTGCTTTTGCTGCTTTCTTTGCTTCTCCAGCTGCTTTGTCTGCGGCAAGAAAGTCCCCAGACTCAATCAAAGTGTAAGTGAAAGAGTTACCATGGACACCACGTGCTTGGCGCATGATTTCCATAAATTGGTTAAAATCTTTTTCACGTTTGAATACTTGACATCCTTCAGACCAGTTCTCTACAAATGTAGAATCTGCACCTGCTTTGTGGATGTTAATACCATACACACCTTCAGTGATTTTAGACTCATCATAAGTCATGTCTTTGTTAGCGTCACGGTAAACTTTTACGTTTGCTTTTTGTTTCAACGCTTCATACTTTCCTTGGTGCAACCCAATAGCGTGGCTTCCACGATATTGACCAGCAACTAGACGCGCTACTCCGCCAGGGTTATGGAACTGCATAACACCTTTTGTTCCAGGATCGGTAGTAGCTTGCCATTGATGAAATACCCATTTACCTGCTACTTTGTAAGCAACAGTCATGGTGTCATCAAATAGGTTGGTAACATCATTTCCAGTAGAAGAATTACGTACACCTATGATATTTACATCATAGTCTTTTGCGCCATCAAAGTAAACATAGCCCTTGGCTTTTACTGCGGCTTCGATTTGTTCTCTAGTATAGTTCATGATTAATTATATCTCCAATTTGTTTTACTTTTTACTTTTCCTTGGCAGTAAGATCTTAGTTTATCGTAGTTTATTCCAGTAATTTCTGAAGCTATTCTAAGGTTCTCATAAGTCTCTCCTGTTTCGGTATTGATTACTTGTTTAGATTTAGGATTGTCTGCCCCTAGCCTAACAGCCTGAACTCTATTCTTAAAAGCTTCAGAGTTCTTTAAAGACTCTTTTATTTTAAGTTTAGTTTCTTCTGGAAGAGCACTACCTAGTCTAGACTGTCTAAGTTTTTCTTTTGTTTCTTCGGAGTGAGATTTCCCATAAAAATGATTCTTCTCTCCTACTCTTAACTTAGCAACTTCAGATAGATTCTTACGCATAGATTCTGGTAAAGTCCTACCTGTCCAGTAACCTATCTCATGTCTCCAACCTAAAGTACCTTGTCCTCCATCAGTCCAATTAACTAGAGTACCTCCACAAGTATCTACTCTGCCATACACACTTATCAGTTCTATTTCTTTTGCACAAGCCTCCTCAAAGGATAAATCGTCTAACATAATCTCTACCCTATACTCAGAGTGTTTTACAACATTATGCCAGTGTTGATTTCTACTTTTAGTTTGATGTGCTCTAGAATAATTAGAATCTGTACCTAATCCAATATAGAAAGGTACATTCTTATCTAACCTGATATGTCTGTAGACATAAGCCATGTTTATTCAGCAGAGTCTCCTTCTTTCTTTTTCAGAATTTTTTCGGCACTTGTGAGCCCGAGAGTGCCAAATGCAAGTAATGCTACAGCATCTACCAAAGGAGTAGATGGAGCAAAGTGAGACTCTGTAAAAGAGTTAGCGTACAACGTTGCGCAAAGAGTAAGAGTACATACCAATCCGCACAAACGTTTCATGGAGACATTGCCTTTTTCATCCTTGAAAAGACCTCCAATAAAATTTACAAATTTCATAAATATAGTTCTTTGTCCTAAGACAAATATAAACCTTTAAAAAAATAAGTCAAGTCTATTCTAAGCGCAAGAATGCTTCAAGTTGTTCTCCCGTAGTTTGGGGAGTAGATACGTTCTTTAATCTCATACCTATGCTGTTTTCTGTAGTAATGTTTGAGACTAGATAATCCCATACAGAAGCTGCGGTAAGTACTGCGTTACCAAAAGTATTATCTACTGCTACTCCGTAGGTTACTTGGTTAGGATGAGGCATGCGCAAAGTTCCTGTAAGAGAATTATAAGCATAAGACACTCCAAATCTAACATCTTCTGGATCAGGACTATCACTACTTGCTGATGGAGAAATAAACTGTGCTCTAGGTGCTATAGCTCCTGGAAAAGGTAAGCCTCCTGTAGTTGAGTCTGCAAATTCAATATAAGTAGTTGTACTTGGAATCAAATGATATCTAGAAGCCCAAACAGGACTATATCCATAAGGTGAATACACAAAGGGACCTGAAAGAAGAGCAATTGAGTTATTTGAAGGTAAATACAAAGGGACGGTATTTCCTTGACTTATAATAGGTCCAACAATAGTCAAAACAATACTACTGTAAACTACTATTCCTAGAGAAATAGTTGCATTTACAGCGCTGCGCACTGTTCCTGTTATGTTCATTGTACAAATAGAAGTGTTAATATCAAAAGGATAAGAAACATCAGTATAGGTAACAGTACCTACAATATTAACGGTACAATTACTTGTTATTTGGACCATACCCATATTTCTAAATACTCCTGTTAAATCTCCAGTAATATTTACAAGCGCATTGGCACTTATATAAACCATTCTTCCACCAGTATTTGCTGTAGTTAATGGAGTAATATTAGTAACTAAGTTAACTGTGCCTGTATTAGATATAAAATAAATATTTGTGCTTCCGCCTTGAGTCGTAGTAGAGGCAATATTAACATTTAAAGTTCCTTGTCCATTAATAACAAAAGTATTGCCTGCAGTTGCTGCATATAAAATAGGGCTAGTAACTGAACTAGTTGTTCCTGCTCCTCCAGCCCAAGTTAATATAGTAACGTTAGAGGCTTCAATCCATTCAGTACAATTTAAACTTACGTTTGGATTTAAAATAAATCCTCCGCCACTTGCAGCGTTTTGTGCGTCTGTTATAGTTTCAAATAATCTTAACTCAGATATTGCCACATAATTTGTACTTAAACTTGCAGTGATATAGATTCTATATCGAGAATAAGCTGTAGAATTAGTAAAAGTTCTTACATAAGGAGTTGTTTGGGAGGGAGCACCTGTTACAGTATCTAAAACAACCCAATTTGTTCCATCCCAAGCCTGAAATTGCCAGTTCGTAGGACGATCTCCATTATAAGTAATATTTTGAACTGAATAACCTATTATAATTTTAGGACTAACAAATTCATATTGTAACCACTCGGGTAATGGTCTTCCGCTAACTCCAATCCATTCAGTAGAAGTAGTATTATCAAAAGCTTTCCAAGGTTGATAGTTATTGTCATCGTATCTAGTTAGTGAACTTGCTATACCTGAAGGAGTAGTATACCCAGTCATAATAGGAACAGCACTAAATCCCGTAGAAGCTTTATTTGAAATTCGTCGAACAGTTGTACTTATATTTACAGTTACAGTATAACCACTTGCATAAACTACATCATCTACTTCGGGTATTCTACTTAAATGCCAAACAGTAGGATCATTCCAGTTGCCACTTTTTATTGCTACGATTGCTGCCATTATTCGTTATCGTTTAAAGTTGCTTGAATTTGTGCTCCCGTAGTTTCTACCGTAGCAGCGTTTTTGACTCTTCTTCCTATACTATTTAAAATGTTTAAGTTAGTCAAAGGAACTGCCCAAATTGAACTAGCGTCTAGTACAGCCGTACCTACTGTGTTGTCTACAGGTACGTTGTTTGCTACATTACTTGGACTTGGTACTATCATAGTTCCAGTCAAAGCACCTAAAGAGTATGCAATTCCTTGTCTTACGTTATTTGGACTTGGAGCATCCGCTACTGTATCTGGAGATACTAATCTTGTCGCAGGTGCTTGAAGTGCTGGAAGTAATGCTCCGTTTGTAGAATTGTCTCTAAACTCTACGTAAGAGTTAAAAGTTCTGATTAAATTCATTCTTGCTACCATAATAGGAGAGTGTGCACTCTCTGAAAAAACAAAGGGACCAGAAAATAAATTTGTGGCTGAACTGCTATAATCATTGTAAATTACAGGAAACCCTCCAAGATTAATAGCTTTTGCATTTAAAGTTCCTACTATTCTTAAAAGTCCCGAGTTGTTTATTATTATTCCTTGGCCAGCATAATTATGAAATACATTTCCAGTTATTTCACATCTAGAACTATTTACTATAAAAATCGCATAATCAGTGCCACTGCTTCTATTATTAGAAGTAATGTTTCCCGTAATATAAACAGCAGCAACTGAATCTAAATACAAACAATTTGAGTTATTAGAAAATGGTCCTAAAATATTTCCTGTAATATTTAAAGTACAAGTACTAAAAGTTTGTATTGTTCTTCCTCCCGAAAATGTTGCTTTAATATCTCCAACTATATTAACAGTGCAATTTGCGGTAATATTTAAAACATTAACACTTCCTTGTTTTATAATGTCCCCAATAATATTATAAGTTCCTGTAGAATTTAAAGTTATAAGAACATTATTTCCCCCTCCTAATAAACCAATTTGAGTACAGGTAATTGTTCTCCCAGGAGTAACTGTAAAAGACCCTCCTACATTACTTGTAGTTGTTGGGTCCGTAGTAAGGCCCATATACATCAAATCAATAGCACTGTAGCTTCCACCATTATTTGCTGTTATGTTTATACGGTATTTTTTATATGCTGTTGTATTTGTAAATGTTCCTGTGTAAGGAGTGAGAGAGTTATGTCCAGTAACTGTATGAAGAACTACCCAAGTACTTCCAGTCCAACCTTCAAACGTCCAGTCTCTAGGCATACTAGCAAGTTGGTTAGCATATGTTCTTACGACTACGTATTTATTAATAACTTTAGGAATTTTAAACTCGTAAGCCAACCAACCTGCGACAACACCATTGGTATGAATCCATGATTGGAATGTATCAGTACTAAAATTAAATGCTTTCCAAGAATCGTAAGATGGATCAAAAGTACCACTCGTAGTAACTACTCCTCCAGGGAAGTCATTGTCAACCATAGGAGGAATAGCACTTGGATAATGGGCTAAGTTTGTAAGACCTTCGACTGTTATATCTTGGTCAATATTAACTACAAAACCGTTAGTTGCTGCAACATCTGTAGCAGTAGGAAGAATACCTCCCTCCCAAGTACTAGGATTACTCCAGTTTCCATTAGCTACTGCAACTCTAAGTCCCATAATTAAAGTCCTTTATCGTTGATAAATTCTTGTAGACCTTCCATTATTTTAGTAACAGCAGACGCTATTTCAGGATCTGTCTCAGCTTCTTTGAATATGTCAAAATATGAAACAGCTTTCATAGACTCAGGAAGTTGCTCAATGTCTCCCCCCAAATCTCTGTAGGGAACAAGACGCATAGCTACAGATGCTCCAATTTGTCCTCCCTCTTTAACTAAAGGAGATATAGCCAAATTAACAAGAAGAAGAGGATACTCTACTCCATCTACAATGGTTGGGTTTGTTGATTGTATAGGCATAATATTATAATCTTATGAATATGAATGAGTTAGGCGACCTGTCCAGGTCACGTTGTTTGCTGTTGTTGTTAAAACGTTACCGTCCGTAAGGACTTGGATTCGGGTAATTTTCCAGACTGCGCTCGCTTCAGGACTTAACTGAGGTGCTCTTCCTACATACGAGTAAACGCCTGAGTAGTCGTGGCGTACAGTCGCAGTAGCTGAGGTGGTGTTTACCCACTTAGTACCATTGTAAGACAAAGTTTGTCCTACTTGTAAATCTATAAGTTGAACGTCTGATAAGTTAGCGATTTGAGAAATTAACCCTGTTAGTTGAGATCCGTCTATTGCAGGAAGTTTTCCTAGAGCGTCTAATCTAACTAACTGATTAAGTCCGTTAAATGTGTTTCCTTGTTGAGTTACGTTTGACGAAAGTCGCGCATCAGGAAGTACCCCACTTGTTATGTTTGATGCGTTTGACGTATTAACGTTAGGTACGTTATCTAATCCTACTTGAGCTTTAGTAACGTTGTGAGGATTGTCTGTGCGGCCTACGTGCGTATTTGTAGAGTTTAGAAGAGTAGTGTGCTGAGTTTGGAGTTTACCAAAAGCAGTCAGAACTGAATCAGCTGTTGTGATTGGTGTGTTCGTCTGGTTTGTTAGTCCAGCCAACAAAGAAACCAAAACTCTAGGCTCAGTAAAGTATTTGTTTGTGCCCTCTGCTAAGTCTGTAGTTGACTTTGTAATTAACCACTGATTTACTCTAGCGACTGTATAATAAACATTGTTAGAGCCTTCTCCAATATTATCTGTGTTTAGAGTAATGTCTCCTACTTGGCTGTTAACTGAGCGCACGTTTCCTGTGCTGCTAATAGTCAAAGTATTTAGTAGGTCGTTGTAAACTAAACTAACGTTACTTCCTGCTTGTAGTAAGGTAGCTACTCTATCATCTACTCTTTCGTTTGTATAGTAAAGATTAGTAGATCCCTCTCCAATATCGTCTGTATTTAAACTAACTGCTCCTGTCTTATTATTTACGCTAAAGACGTTACCAGTAGAGTTGATTGTAATTTGATTGGTCGTAAGGTTATATCCAAAAGATATGTTCGTCCCTGCTACCAGCGTATTTAAAATCTGCTGAGATACTCGACTAGGTGTAAAATAAAGATTGTTTGTTCCCTCAGCAAGTTGGTCTGTAGTTTTACCTAAGAAAGAAGCTGCTGTTACCTCAGTTACTGTTGCAAGTGAAGTCACCCCTGCTTTTAATACAAGGATTCTATCTACAGCAGATAGACCAGAGACTAAGGGGAGTTCGGAGGTTCTTCTTTCTAAAGTTGCCATTTTATATTTTTAAACTACTAAACGCTCGCCTAATTCTGTTAGCAAATATCCTGGGCCGCTCAAATCATCGTAAAGAAGATAAGATACCGTAGGATATTTGTCTGCAAATTTTAAATCAAAACTACGTAACTTTTGGTCTATAATTAACGTAGTTTCAAAATTACCAATTGCATCTCTAATTGTAGCTATGTTGCCATCTAGAGAAATTCCGTCAATAGAACCTAACATAAATCTAAGTGAGTTGTAATCAATTAAATTCAAGTAAGTGATTCTACTTCTTCCTTTGAGAATTAGGTCCAGCACTCTACCAGCGTGTCCGTTGCCCATAAATTCGGGCCTAAATCTCATATCTCCCATAACAGAATATCAGCTATTCACAAAAATAGTTAAATTATAAATAAAGTCAAGAAACAAAAAAGGTAGGGAGAGGGCCCTACCTTTCTTGCGAAGGAATATGGAAAACAAATGGCTAGATGGAAACACAAATATAATTAAGTTTGTGATATCCCAACCATTTTTAAAAATTATTCTTCAGAAAGAATGTACTCGTAAGATTTTGGATCTATTCCTCCCTTACCGTACTTTTCTTCTAAATCAGCAAAGTACTGATTTTGTTCAGCTACTACTTGTGACATTACTTGTTTAACTTGGTCTTTAACATTCTGTAAGTCACTAAGTTGCAATTCAATTTTACCTAAGTCAATAATAACTTGGTGTACTTTAGTCTGAAATTGCTCTAATGCAGCTTTTTCTTCAGGGCTTAATGGTAATCTAGTTTCGCTCATAATCTTAGTTAAAACATTCTAACATTTGTGCCTTAGAAAGGATAGTCAACTGCTCGTGGTCTTTGATAAAGTTCTTAAGCAAGTCTTTGTCGCTAGGGTCTAGTTCAAGACTTTCTCCTGCATGCAATTTAAGTGCCCAAGACATGTACTTCAAAGCATCACCTTTAGTTGCGGTGATAAGCATTTGAGCTACAAGTTTACCAAGGTTAGAACCTTCAATTTCTTTGCCATCAAGATCTGTGATAGCTTTGTTTAAGTCGATTTTTGTAGTAGACATATAGGTTGGTTTTATTTTGTTTATTCGGTTACTTTAGTGAATCCTAGTTCGTTCAAAGCCCAGTCAATTACAAACTCATCGTCTGTGCCCCAATTTGCATAGGTTTCTTGATTCATAGTAATGTTTCCTTCTAAGATTAACTTACCAGGACCTAGTGTAGGAGTTCCTTCTTCAGTTTGTCCGTTTTGCGTTTCTTCGTACACAGACCAGTAAAAACTTACTGATGTAGGGTTAGGCGGAAAGTTCAACGCAAGAAGGTTAAAGTATTTTCCTGTTCCTTTGGTCGGAACTACAACGTCTTGAATCTTAATCATAATTACAAATATAACATTTTATATTACAGTTGTCAAGCACCAAAACCTGTAATCAAACCGCCTTCAACAGTAATGTTTTGTTGACCTGGAGGATTGGTTGCAATAAAGATAGTTCCTGTCCACCCAACGTTTCCATTAATCTTATACCCAGTAGCAGCTACAGTACCTACTACGTTTAATTTGTCTCCAGAGTCTGTAGTGCCTCCAATAATTACGTTGTTTCCTTCAGGCTGAAGAAGAACTGCTGGGTTTGTTTGAGAACTATCTACATGGAATGCTGCATACCAACCAGGCCCTGCTTTAAAATATCCAATAGATATTTTACTTGTTGCTCCGCTTAAACTTGTAAGTAATCTAAGATGTCTAGTAGTTCCTTCAGCAGAAATAGTACTACCAAGGCCCATAATTGCACCTCTGCTGTAAACAGTATCTGGAGCAAAATAAGTTTGAGAAGTAGAATCTCCTATAGATACATCTCCATTATTAACGTGTAATTTATATCCTGGATTAGTTGTACCTATTCCTAAGTTACCGTTATGGTTTAGGACCATTTTAGCAGTCGACCAGTCAGCACTACCACTCTTTGTAGTAAAGAATTTAATACTATGGTCTCCACTAGCTACTGCACCTACAGTTCTCCAATGTCCTCCATATAACAAAAGGTCATTACCATAGGTACGAATCATTCCATCGTAATTACCTTCAATACCCATTTCTAAGCTATGGTAATTTCCTGTTCCATAAATTGTGACACCTCCTGAACCATTTGCTCCTCCGTTTCCTACGTTTACGGTTAATACTGAAGCTGGAACTGTTGTATTTATTGTAACTCTTCCATCATTGTTGATCATCATTCTAGTTCTAGAACCAGTTGCAAAACTATTAGTAGTAGCAAAGTACATTTTAGTACCATATGCCCCACTTGCTTTTACATAAATACCTGCTTGAGCATCTCCCCCACTATTCCAGTCAATTGCTCCAAATGTAATAGCATTTCCAAAATCACTAGCATTGCTGTTAGGGGCTAAGTGAATTGTCCCTACTGTTTGTCCTGGAATATCAGCATTCCAGTTCTGTATACCTCCGTAAATATGTAGTTTAGAGTTAGGAGCTGTTGTTCCTATACCAACATTTCCAGTGGTATTAATAAACATTTTAGGAACATTTGTATCATTGGTTTGGAAAGCGATATTTGATACTGAATATATATCAATATCAGATCCTCCTCTACCAGTCCAGTTAGAAAGTCCAATACCTCCTGCAAACACAGAAGACCCAGTAAATAATCTATGTGAAGCTGTTGAACTATAGGAGTCTACAGCATTATCTGCTCTTAAAACACCTGTAAATCTCCCTGGCCCATTTACATCTAAAGTATGAGTAGGACTACTTGTGTTTATACCTACATAACCACCTCCAGTAATAAATAAATTGTATTGATTTGTTGTTCTATTATAAATTAAAAATTCGTTTGAGGTAGTTGCCTGTATCTCGTAGTTATGTCCACTAGAAGGAACAAGTTTAATTCCTGCTGCACTATTAGTAGATCTTATTTGTGTTTGAATAAAACTATCGCCTACGACCTCTAATTTATGTGATGGGGTTGTTGTACCTATTCCAACATTACCTCCTGCTGTACCGTTAATAGATCTTACATAATCTAAACGCATAGCAACTTCTGCTTCGCTGTCGTTTCTGTTAGCCCAGAATAACCATCCTCCTGCTGCTTTATTTAAGACTGCAAAACTAGACCTGTGATATAAAAGACCATGCACTCCTAAGTACCCTGTAACTGTAGAGTTTCCTTGAACGTATAATTTATCGGTTGGGTTTGTAGTTCCTATTCCTAAGTTACCTCCACGCTTTAAAACCATTAACGTTGTGTTTTCTGGGTAATCCCAAAGAAAGTCTCCGACTGTTGGATGTCCTAGATAAAACTGCATACTTGCATCAAATCCTCTATAAAGACGTATACCATTGGATACAGCCCCTACAAAGTTGTTGCTTCCTATGTCTAGGTTTCCACTCATGCTGAAAGAACCCTGCGTAATTAAGTTTCCTGTTACTCTTAGTCCTCCAAAAAATCTAGATTCCGCATTCCCACCTAAGGAGTAAAAATCCATACCTCCTGTACCTCCGTTGTATAGATTTATATAAGTTCCATTTATACCGTAGATAGTTCGGTTGGTTGCATCGTTCATGTACAAGTTTCCAAGAATGCGGACATCTCCATTTACATCTAACTTATATCCACTGTCGGTACTTGTGCCAATTAAAATATTACCTGTGCTAAAATTTCCCTCAAGTAAGCTGGAATTATTTCTATTGCCTATAATAAGTCGATTCGACACAGTAGAATTTCTACCAGCACTATGTCCAAGAAACACGTTGTCTCCACCACTAGAATTATTTCCCGCTAATCTGCCAATAGCTACATTGTTTCCACTAGTAGATGTTCCATCTGAAAAACCTCCTCCAGCCGAATTACCTATATATACATTATAGTTTGCTGTTTTTTCAAAATAACCAGCACTTCCTCCCAGATAAACGTTTGCAAAACCTGTAGTATTGTTAATTCCAGCTTCTGCTCCAAAAAACTCATTACCTAAACCAGTAGTTGTAGCTTCCCCTGCCCTATAACCTACAGCAGTATTGCTAAACCCAGTAGTAGAGTTTAAAAGAGTTTGGAATCCAATACCTATATTTTTTGTTCCTGAACTATTACTATCCCATATTGTAATGCCATCAATAACAGAAGCACCTACAGTTATTCCGTTAGTAGTACTATTACCAGCAGTAGTTACAGCATCTAATGTTGGCGTAGCAGGGGTAGGTAATGCTCCATAAGTAAGCTCTCCTGTAGTAGAGTTATAATAAACTACATCTGAGTGTGTTGCGTTGGTTAGTCCTTGGTGTATTACTTTTCCTGCGGCAGTTCTTATTGCTTCATGTTCACCAACAAACCCTGTTAGTATAGGGGCATAGTATAACCCTCTAAAAATACTAGACCCAGTAACTCCTGAGTAATCTACAGAGGGAGATATACTTAATGAATTATAGTTTATATTACTTGAACCAGATGGAATTACAGTAGACATAGTTAGTAAAACTATGTCTCTTGTTCTATTACTGTAAATACTAGTTGCTCCAACACCTCTTAAAGTTATGTAACTGTTTGGTACGTTACCATTAACGTTTGTTATAATAATATCTTGGTTTCCAGCAAGTATTCTAGGATTACTTCCCCCAAGAGTAAGTTGTCCATTACTGTAAGTTATATTTGATGACGCATCTGGAACCCATCTAGTCCCATTAAAAGCAATTTCATTATTATCAAATCCAGATATAGCGGTTCTGAGAGTACCTGCTGTGTCTGTTACTAATAAACTACCTCTTACCGCTGTGTTACCATTAACATCTAATTTATATCCATTGTCTGTAGTAGTACCTATTGCTAAGTTACCATTAGCAAACATTCTTAAATAAAATGCACCATTGTTTACAACAGTTAGTACTGATTTTGTAGTTACGGAACTTCGAGTAGCATTTAACGGATCAGACGTTCCGCTAATTTTTGCTACCTCAAAATTTAAAATTGATGTAATTCCATCTCCAACAACGTCACTAGTCTCATTAACTATTCCTAAGAATTGTATACCTGCTCTATTAGCATTAGTTCCGAATCCTGCAAAAGATGGCCAAAATACATTATTTCCATTAGTTCCATTACCAATAAAAAAAGCATCATTAGGAGCATCAGCTACAGACATTCTAACTAAAGACTCTCTTACAAAACTACCACCTGAAGGTACATTTACTGTTAGTTCTCCTTGTACCCTGGCAGTTCCATTTACATCTAATTTATATCCCGTATCAGTAAGAACATTTCCAATATTAACATTACCACTAGAAAAAATTGTTAAATATGTGCTTGAAGCATCTAATCCTCTAAAAGTAAAAAGTTTTCTATTAACTACATTAGATAATGTTCCATTAAGGGGGTCAGTTGCATTTGTAGTTCGCATTGCTCCAAAATCCACTAACCCAAAATTTCCAGCCGCTGTATCTAATGCAGAGGTTGTAAATCCTTGAAAACTTAATCCAAATAAACTATTAGTGGTATTCATTATACCACCAAAAGCTGGAGCAAATCTACCATCACCAATTGTACCATTATTGATAAAAAAGAAATCACCAGATGCATCAGAAACACTTGCTGTTAATAATCTTTCTCTTACTCCAGTTTGGAATGGTTTAGTAATAGTAAAGACATCATTAATTCTTGCAGTCCCATTAACATCTAATTTATATCCTGCATCAGTAGTAGTGCCTATGAGGACATTTTTTGTAGCTTTAGTTAATGTCAAAACGACTGATGCTGCAAGACTATCTGCCATATAAAACAAATCTCCCCAAGTACCTACATTTTTACTAAGTCCAATTAACCAATCTGGATTGGCAGATGCCGAACTTGTTATGAAATGTCCCCCAAAAGCCCCCGAAACATTATCTACTACAACTCCTGAAAAAGAACCTTTACTGCCAGATAAATTCTTAGCGTACACAATAGAACTACCATCTTGAATAAAATTTGGCTTTGTATACAAATGTAGATTTGTTCCAATGTCTTTATTGATACTATTTAACCCACCAATGGTAATCGCATTAGTGGTAGTATTACCAGCAGTAGTAACTTGATCTAAAGTAGGAACAGAAGTTAAGAAGTTAGGAGTCCAGTTCTCCCAAATTCCTGAATTGTATCTGAGTAATTGATTATTAACAGGAGAGGTAATAGTAACGTCGTTTAACTCGTTTAAGTTAGAATCTCTTCCTTGTGCACCAATAGGGATAATGTTTGCAATTACAGAAGGGGAGTTTACTGGAGCCTCACCTGGTCCTGCAGCAATATATCCCAAACTCAAACTAGTAGTAGTACCTTGCCAATATAGCTCTATGTAGTCTCCATCGTTCTGAGCCGTTCCACTTAAGATAAGTTTCATCTGCTGTTCAGAAGGCTCTGTAGAAGACTTTCTTGCGTTTACAGTTATATGTGTAGCAGAGTTAGGAAAATTATTTCCGTTATACCTTATCCAAAAAGAACAATGCTCTATGCTATTAGCAGTATTAAATACTTGAGCGATATAAGCAAACTGATATGTACCTGCCTTATTAAAGTAAATACGGTTAGAAGAAAGGTAAACATCATTTGCCTCGTAAGTGTTGTTAAAGGTAACAACTTGAGGTGTATTAATAACAGATATAGCTTGAGTTTGGTTTGAAAAGAAAGAACCGTATCCAGTAGGGTCTGGATTGAGAGTAGTTGCATTAATGGTCACTACACCTGTTCCTCCTGTTGGACTAATGCTTATATTAGTTCCTGCTATTATTCTATCTACAGCTCCGCCTCCTCCTCCTGAAACAGGTTTCCATGTTCCATCATCTGCTAAGTAAAGGTTCCCTGCCCCAGTGGCTCCAGTTCCTAGCCTATTGGGGTCGATGATACCCGTAGTAATGTAGGCTGCGTCAAATAATCTCCATTTAACTGGCCCCGCCTGTGTTGCAGGAGGAACAAGGAAGTACGCTTGTGGCATATACTGCTCAGCAGGACTGCCATCCCTCGGATGTAAGGGATTATAATAGGCGAGGTCCGTGAGTTCGGCCTGGGTAATAGGATTGCTGTAAGGCATGACTTATACAAAGATAAGATTTTGCCCAAAAAAGTAAAGTTTTAACTTTAAGTGTTAAGAAATAGCTTCCCACCAGAACTTAGGCGTGAACTCTATGTACTCTCCTACGATCTCTGATTTAAATTCAGAATCTTGGGATTCTACCAGAGAAATGAATGTTAAGTTCTCTTCTAGGAAGTTAGCTTTAATTAAAATTTCTTTTATCCAAGAGTATTCTTCGGAGTCTACGGAAGATACAATAACAACTTTGTCAACCTTCTGTTTAAAGTAGGGAGCTATGACATTTAAGATAACCTTAAAGTTGTTTTTTTGTTCGTCAGAATCTGTAGAATAGGGGGTGTCTATACAGACGTATTCTGGAAGTTGGTTTTTGTGCAGGGAGTACAGGGCATGAAGAACGCGCATACCAATTGTCCCCGAATAATCAGGAGAAACACACAAGACTCCTAACTTAGATACTTCAGAAAGGTCTTTAAACTTTTCTTTAACTTCTAAGCAAACAACATTAATTAAACTAGATTCTAATTCTCCATCAATTAAAAAAACATTCTCCATAAGACAAAGATAGTTAAATTTGAATTAAGATACAGTAATATGATAAAGGTAGTCTTTGACCATATAGAGGGATTTGGAAAGATCACTGAGCAGGATTTTATCTATTCAGACCCCAAGGGAATTGCTCAAGGTAAAGACTTTATCGACTATCTTGAGAGTGGCTGGGTAGAGTGGGGAGACTACTGGTACAATCTAAGGTCGGTCAGGCTGGATTTACGTCAGTACAAGCCTAGCAAGACTACGAGGAAACTAGCCAAGGACGTTACTTATACCAGTTGTAGGCTGACTGCGGAGATTGTTGAGCTACTAGAGCCTATTTATGCCGAGTACATAGAGAAACACGGTTTTGAGCGTAAGATAAACTTAAAAGACTTCTTAACTACAAAGGACTTTTTCGTACTTCTTTACTATAAGGAGGAGAGACTGATAGGGGCTTTGATTCACAAGTTGTACCGACAGAGCAACGAATCCGCGTTTGTATCTTATCAGTTCCTATGGGACTACCAAGAACCCAAGTTATCTTTAGGTAATATTTCCCAGATGTACGAATCCGAACTAGCAAACCTCCTAGACTGTAGATACCTTTATATCTTAGGGGGCTACGAAGAATCCTGCATATACAAATCTCAGTTCAAGGGATTTGAATGGTGGACAGGAAAACACTGGTCTAAAGATACCCAACTTTACATTAAACTATGTAACCGAGACTCTCATGCACATATACGAACCCCATAACAGACTAGAAGTAAACACACCTAAAGGAAAAGGAATAGTATGGCTAGTAACAGACTACGGCCATGAGACGGACACCATATACACCGTAATACTAGACAGTGGAGAACTCTGGCAATTTACCCACAAGGACATCAAGGTAAGATCTAACCAGACCTTTGGTAGAGTAGTTGATAGGATAGCCCCACCATTTTCCTAAATTTTTTTCTAGGGCCCGGGGGGCGGTTGTTTGTGGGGGGGGGGGGGGGGGGGGGGGGGGGGGGGGGGGGGGGGGGGGGGGGGGGGGGGGGGCGGG